GTGGGGGTGAATTATGATGAATTGGGTGCAGATATTTTGACAAAAAATATCGGATTCGGGCTTAGAGGTAATTTTGTTAAAAAATATGATATATGACTTTAAATTTAAATCGGGTTTCCCTTTGGCGATGCCTCATTATAACAATAGGATGATTAGTTTCGATAATCGTTTGAATGTTATATATGGACGCAACGGATGTTTAGCAGAAGGTACTTTAGTAGCAACACCTAATGGACCGAAAGCTATAGAGGCTCTTAGAATAGGTGACGATGTTTTTGATGAACATGGGAATCCTATAAAAATTCTACAAACCTTCAATACTGGAATTAAGAAGGTTGTCGAACTTAAATCTGACACGATCTTATTAGCGAAAAGCACGTATGATCATGTTTGGCTTACTAAAAATAAATCCTCTCGCAGATTTAAATGTTCTCCAGTTCATGAATTCTATAAAGGAGCACAGATTATAAAAAGATGTTTTCCGAAAACCCCTCTAGGTAAAAAAAATGTCCCAGACGCTTACTTGATCGGGGCTATGTTAGGCGATGGTTGTTGCGTTCAATCTACATCTAAATACCACATCTCTTCGGCCACAGAAGAAGTTCCCGCTAAACTTGCGAAAATTCTAAATTGTCCATTTAAAAAATTAAATGGAGAAAATTACACTTGGGAGATCGATAGTTTAGATAAATCCGACATCTATTTGGAATGGGTTCATAGACGAAAAGCGCATGAAAAATGGGTCGATTTAGAAGAAATCAAAACATGGGATAGAGAATCATGCATTAATTTTATCGCAGGTATTATTGATACCGATGGTTCAATACATAAAAAAAGGCAAGCTTTAATGTTATCGATATCGATGCAAGCTGAAACCGTGATCAACGCATTAAATTGGCTTTTTCTGGCATTGTTTCAAACGAACTCTACTATGTTTATTGATGATAGCGATAAGTATGTTAATGGTCCATGTTATACCGTAGCTATAACACGATATACAGATGTGTTACGTATATTACAGGAAATTGAACCATATCTACAAGTATCTAGAAAAAAAGATTTATTTACAGAGATAAATGCAAAAACTTTACGAGATAAACCTGATAGAATAGGAATTATTATCGGAAAAGAAAGTTATGAGCAAACATATGATATTCATGTTGATTCTGATACTAATTTATACTGTTTAGCTAACGGATTGGTCACACATAATTCCGGTAAATCGGTGGCGATAAAAACCCTTGCTGCATATTGTGGTATCGAAAAGGGCGGATGGTCACAGATTTCAAATCCTGCCAAGTTAGCATCTAAGGTGGTAACACATTTCCCATTCGTATACCGAGCTTATACACCATCTAATGTCGATGCGGATGTGACATGGGACGGTGCACCGACATTCTATAATGACTCAGACATGTTGAATAAAAATGATTTCACATGGTTTTTCGACAATGAGAAGTTATCCGCAGATGGTATAACATCGAGCGGTGAGCAAATGGATATTATGGCAGAAAAACCTTCCAGTGGCCAATACCGTATCCATAAGATTAACAAAATCATGAAAATCATCCAGACTCCACCTTCGCTCAGTGAAGTCCCTGATGTTGCAGATAAAGAATCGGCAGCAGCAGAGGTAGAGTATATAAAGATTTTGAGAACTAATGCTAAAAGGTTCAACATGCCAGATACGGGTAAAATGACTCTTCTCTTCGATGAACCGGAAAAAGCATTAGCACTACCAAAACAGCTTGAACTTTTCGACACTTTGAATAAACTATCCGAACATTTCCAAGTGATCATTGCAACACATTCACCGTTTATCCTATATTTCAAAGATGCAAACATAATCGACCTTGAGAATGGATATGCAGATGAATGTCGCGATCTTATCGAGAAGCAGATTAAATCTTACAGAACAAAAAGAAAATGACCGAATTTTTTCAATGGCTTATAACAATAATTGATTCCCTTCGTTTTTGGTTCTTTGTTGAACAAGACGAAATAGGAGTCCTATTGCGTTGCGGGAAATATAAGAAAAGTTTAGCCCCAGGTGGATATTTCATATTTCCGGTCATTGATTCTATTAAAACCCAAAAAAGCTCTATATGTGTAGTAAATCTACCCAATCAAAGTATTATCTCCACGGATAAGAAAATATGGGCATCTAGTGGTGTTGTGAGATATCAGATTATCGATGCTCAAATAGCAATATTGGAAATCTATGATGTGGATGCCGCTATTCAGAATGTGGCAATGGAATGTATCGCCCAAGAGATGTTTTCTTTCGATGAGGAGACATCCTTGGAGTTGATTAATGCATCCATAAGAGATAGGATCGAAACTGAGACTAGTGGTTTTGGAATTAAAATATTGAGTTTCAATCTGACCGATCTAGTTCCTCATAAAGTCTTCCGTTTCCTATCGAACGATATCCCACAATTGGGATTTAAGCCGAACTGATTTCGCTTCGGAGATATAAATATTCATATGACTCCTGCCTTCGATGAATATGTTTCTTCATTGCTTCTATGTGAAGCGGATTCTTGGATTTCTGGATTTGTATTCCCAGACAATACGGTGATTTATTCCAAATCTAATTGGGAACACCATGCCGATCTGATAGAGAAATATTGGAAAATCTTTGCCCACTATTTCGATGATGAATTTGATGCTGAGAGAGTTCAAGACGCAATAGTTAACAGTGAACTTTTTCTATTTAAAAATAGAAACATATGCCCTTTTATAATAGATGGCACAGGGATCGGTTTTGACGTTAAACCTACGGATCAACAGCGCAAAGCAGTTGAGCAAAAAAGATACTCCATCGTATCGAATTACGGCAGTTCTCAAGGACTTAGATGAGTTTCCAAGACATTTCTTGGAATATATTTTTTAGTTTCAAATTGGCCAAGTATTCCCTTATTAATTTCGGATTAGGTTCAAAATTTTGAATCAATAAAATCTCATCTTGAATCTCACCGTCCAGATTGTGGAAATATTCGACCTTTTTTGGTATTCTATCCATGTTTTTAATAAAAACAATCTTTCCTGTCAGCTTTTTGATTTTACGTGATAGTTTATCGAAGAAGGTGTTGAATGCATCGTAATCAACATAATTAAAAATCTCCAAATCGGGAGACAGAATATGGTTATGATAGAAAATAATATGCGAATCGCCTAAAATCTCATTCATATTCTTCATAAAGCAATAAACGAGTAATTTCTTACAGTCGGGGGTGAATTTACCTATAAGTCCACAATTTTCAAGGAGATTGATATATTCTGACTGCCAAGTTTTGAAAAAATCTTGAAGCGATGTTAAGTTATAAACCACATAACAGTTTACTCGTCATCGTCATCCGTGTCAACATCTAAAGTGTCATGGTTCGATTGGATATCTCTTCGAAAGAATTTACCCATAATGTTAGAGTTATAACAATCGTCGCGCTCAAGGACGTTCTCGATGATTTGATACTTCAATTCATAGAAACTCATTTGCTTCCTAGTGAAGCATAGATGGATTATTTCTTTTTCGATCTCATGACCTTTTGCAATGTCGATATTCAATTCGATGCAAGAACCAGTGTAGGATTTCCAATTACTTTCGACTATCAGTTTTCTTTTGCGTTTTTTACCTTTTAGTGGAGGTAATGTTTTTTTGTTTCTCAGTATCTTTCTACCGATGTAGAACATGTTGTTGGTTAGGTTCTTTATCTTATAGATAATCCCCACGCAGTTTGAGGGGAGGTCTTCCAATGATTGTATAGTCTGCCCATTATAAATCCAGTGCATCTATTTATTTAATTCTTTTTTTCCGCGTTTTTTGGGTCCGAGTTTTACCTAGATTTCTACGTTGCATTCCACCCAATATCTTAGGTATACCACCTTTATCGTCGAACCAGCCCGTTCCGACATTAGCCACATCATTAGCGGTCATGTCTTCTAATATGCCTCGAAAAAAATTATCAAAATTATCAGTCATTTTTAATTATTTAGTTGAAATTGATTTTTAATATCGTATATTAGTATATTATATGAACGAGAACCCTACAAATGCCTACGATGAAATAGATAAGTATGCATCTGAACTTGAGATGGATACCCAAGTCGATTCGACTAATATTTTCCAGAAACAACTATCTGCACCTAATGTTCGCCATAAATGGCTCTACAGATTAGTTATGTGTAAGAAAAAACTTTACATTCTTTCCGAGCAAAAAGATAACCTCATCAATGAGATGATGAAGACTAGTAGATTGCCTGTCAGCAATATTGCTGCTAGGAAAAACTTCGAGAAGGAACCTAATATCGTTCTATTAGATAAAGAGATTTCGAAACAAGAATTATTGGTAGACTATTTAGATAGTGCAGTCAAACAACTGAACCAGATCGGGTTTGATTACAGAAATCTAGTCGAACTTCTAAAATTAGAACAACTATAATATGGGATACATACCTCCACCTCAACCTTCCTACTGTTTAAGTGGGACATACACCCCATCATATCAATTACATGTGGGAATTCGATGCGAATATTGTTCATCCCTCAATAATGCCACTAAGTTTGATAACTGTAGATCATGTGGTGCTCCATTAGGGACGCAAAAAACATTCCCAAAGCCAAATGCATTCAAATGATGCACGAGAAAGATTTCAAAATGATAAGTGATTAAAGAAAAAATAACAATCGGTTTAAATGGAAAAAATGGCATAATCATATGCGATCATTATCTGCTTAAATTGATAAGAGAGAAGTTCTCCGTCCCTAATCCTTCATACACGGCGAGAAAATTCTCCCCTCGCAAATATATAATAACACCTTCAGGTTCATTTGAAATAGGTCTATTCCATGAAATAAGAACCTACATCGAAAGCCTAGACATTCCAATCGAATTAGTCGTTTTAGATGATTTTGCTAATGCGTTTTCCCCCAAATATGGGGATTATGAGATAGAAAACATCGATGGGTTCACTTATTACGATCACCAGAAAAACACCATAGCTGAATTTCTTAAATATGGGAGAGGGATCGGGTTATTAGCAACTGCATCTGGTAAAGCTCTCATAATAGGGGGTCTTGTTAAGACTCTACTCAAGTATAACAATGATGCAAGAATTCTAATCATTGTCCCTAACACATCCTTGCTGAATCAGCTATATTATTCGTTTATAGACGAGTTTAATCTACCCGTAATATCTAGATTCGGTGATAAAAATGTTCCCGATTGGGACAAGAATGTTATAATCGCGAACTCTCAGATATTGACATCTGATATACCTTATTCTGTTGATAAGTTTAAAGATTTTGATTGTGTTATTGTCGATGAGGTTCATAGATTAGGCGAAAAGAATAATCAGATCAACAAAGTAGTCCATAATATTCCTACCCATCATAGATTCGGATTAACAGGAACATTACCGGATAATCTCCTAGCAACATGGAATGTTGTTGGTAAAATCGGACCTATTCTTTACGAGGAATCATCTTACGATATTAGGCGGAAAGGGACTGCTTCCGAAATCAAGATAAAGATTATTATATGTGAACATCAAGGTGAACCTGAGAAGCCTGTTAGAATAGGAAAGAACCCTTTACTTCCAACGGCATACTACAATAAAGAGAAAGAATTCGTTTATTCAAGTGGGACGCGCAATGAAATAATTCATAAAATAGCCCATCGGTGCAATGGTAACGTCCTTATATTAGTGGACACTATAGATCACGGGGCATTACTCTATAATAAGCTGTCAACCGGAGACAAGCAAGTCTTTTTCATTCAAGGTAGCACAGATACAGCCGAACGTGCGAGGATTATCGATCTTATGGAAGAATCAGATGATATTATCTGTATCGCTATGTCTCAGATTTTCTCCACGGGTATTTCTATTAAAAATCTACCCTATGTTATTTTCACGGCTATAGGTAAATCAAATGTGAAGATTTCACAGTCAATCGGTAGAGCAATGAGACTTCATAAAAACAAAGAAGAAGCTGTGATATATGATATTTCGGATAATACCGAATATTCCATGGATCATTTGAAACAGAGGTTGAAACTGTATCGGAAGGATAAGATACCGTTTGAGATTAAAAGAATCAAGTTATAATTTTATGGCAAGACCTAAAAAACAAAAAGATGTAATTGAAGATGAGGAATTAGATTTCACAGAAGATGTGGAACTTGAAATCCTCGATGAAGATGTCGAACCAATCGTCACCCCCAAAGTTCGAAAAAATAAAAAAGAGACAGAGATTTATATTCGACCTGAAGAGATGTGGGATGAATTGAGAAACTATTACCTATCCCTAGGGAACAATTATGATTGGACGGAGCAGAAAATTAAAGATAAGAACGATGAATTGTATCCGCCGTTCCCTTTAAGATTAGCATCGATGATCAATGAAATAGCAGAGCGCATGACATATTTGCCTAATTTTGTCAGATATTCATGGAAATCTGAGATGGTAGGTGATGCAGTCCTTAAGATGGTGAAAGCTGTCCGTGATTGTTCTTTCAAAGGTTATTCTACCGATAAAATCGTTAAGACTGTCGAGCGTAACGGTAAGAACTACTTCTACCACTACGATAGACGAAATAAATTGAGAGAAAAACACATTAAACCTGATGCAACCATTGAAGAGAGGGTTGATGGGTCGTATATTACATACAAGAGCGATCCATTTAACTATTACACTGGAATTTGTGCGAACTCTTTCATAAACAGAATTAAGAAAGAAAATCAGGCAAAAGAAACATTAGATGCATATCAGGTTATGACATGGGATAGAGTTTTGGCAACCGAACAATATCAAAATGTCCGTAGACCTAAAGTTATGGATAGCGACGAAAATGAATCCTTTTACGAAGAATAATATGACATATCATCAGCAAAAATTTGAAGAATATAAAAGCCGTTGGTGGGATTTATCGTTTAGCGACAGACTACATGCTATGCATTCGTATGTCCTATTTCCCGATGAATTTCAGAATAAGAACATAATAGATTTCTCAACAATGGTAGTTGAGGGACTTATCACCGTAACTGAAAATATGAGTAAAGAAGAGATAGATAAATTGTTCACCCCGCAGAAATTTAAAACAGATAAACCATGAAAACTTTAATTGTTGGCGATTTACATGCAGGTATCAATAGAAATAATTCTATATACCATCGAACTCTATTGAAATATGCACTATGGATTAAACGTCTATGTGTGGAGCGCGGTATAAATCATATCATTCAATTGGGGGATGTATTTGACAATAGAAATCAGATATCGGTCGAGACACTGAACATTGTATCGAAATTCTTCGAGATATTGAAAGATTTCACCATTGACATAACTATAGGAAATCACGATGCACTGTATAATGATCATTCTAAGGTGAATTCTCTTGTCCCTTTTAAGGAACACCCTAATATCACCATTCATGAAAATGTCACTAAAAGAGGGGATATGGTTTTTACCGGATGGGGAGTTAAATTGGAAGATATTCCTGAATGTCGCCTTCTATTTGGACACTATGATACGATTGGCTTCGAACTTCAGAAGGGTAAAGTGTCTTCACATGGATTTAAAGCATCAGATTTAATGGAAAAAGTATCTGGAGCAGTCTACACAGGTCATTACCATCGTCCACAACTGAGATATTACAACAAAAAGCCACTACATTACGTGGGAAGTGCATATCCTTTAGATTGGAACGATGCGGACGATACAAAGTTTGTCTATATCTTAGATACTGACACTTTAGCATTGGAGACTATCGAAAATACCATCAGTCCTCGTTTTAATTACATCAGAAATGAAGACGACTTGAATAAGATAGAAGGTAACTTTGTTTCGATAAAATATACCCTTGGCGAAGAGGGTGATAAATGGGTGAGTAAAATTCAAGCATTCAAACCGCTGGCAGTAAAGACAGAACTTCTCAGTGATAATGTTAAACAGATTGAGACTGACATTGCCGACTTTAAGGTCGTCAAGATCGAAGATATTATTGAAGAATGGGTGACTGCATCGTTAGCTAACATAGACGATGACAGTAAGAAAGAAGTTGCAAAACTTGCAAAGATGAGGTATATTAACAAAAAATGAACAAATTCAAAGACGAAACGGCTGTTATTGTAATAACATGTAATAGAGAGGGTTTTTTCAAAAACCTTGTATCCTCTATTGATCGATCAGCAGTAGGTAAAATTTATGTGGTGAATGCTGGCGATAAATATTCTGAATATCCAGACGATGTGGAGATAATTACTCCGAAACGAAATCCAACTGTTGTGGGAATAGCAAAAAATCTCGGTCTTCGTCGCGCTAAACAAGATGGATTTAAATATCTCTTTTTAGTAGAGGACGATGTTGTTATAAAGGATAACAAGGTGTGGGAAGAATATATCCTTACTGCCGCAGATAGTGGCTTATGGACTGCCCAATTGAGCTATGGAGCACATGGAGGTATTGGTGGAGGAAATGTTAATACCGATGGAACTCCTAAAAAACGACTAACTCTCAAATATACCAACAAAGAGGTCGATTTATATCTATATTCTTTCCAAGCATTCACCTTAATCCATGCAGATCATTTAACAGATAATGTGTTTTTCCGTGAGATATATTCGAATGCTGCTGAACATCTCGACCAGCACCAAACTATTTTCCTTAAGGAGCATAAAGGTCTTCCTATAATGTGGCATCCTGATATATGTAATTCTTTCTTATACATTTCTGATCAGGATTCGGATCATGCATCAAGTGTCATTAGAAAAAGTGCAGACTTCATAAAAAACTTCAACGATGCATGGGGTATCTTCAAAGAGAAATTTGGTTATTACCCTCAAGAATCACCTGTTTTCAGTGCAGAGAATGTTCATTCCATGCTTGAGGACATCGAGGGTAACTATGCCCAGAAAGAACTCCTCTAATAAATAAACATATGAAAAACACAGCCAAAAGAATAGGTGATCTACAATCGGTAGACAATAAAAACAGACGTTTCGGTTCCACCAATAAGTATAATTTCATTCGAGTTCAACTTGAAGACGGTAAAGAAGTTCCTCTTCTTTTTACCGATAAAGAGATACTCAATGCTCAAATTCGCGCTCAGAAAAACCCCGAAGATTTACCTAAAGTTTCAACCTTTAGGGATATTCTCGATTAATATCAGAAACTATCTGGGTCACATTATCAGGACTTTGTGCTATCTGGGCATTAGGTATATAGCTTAAGATTTGATCTCTACCGTCTGGATTCCCACTATGAATCCATACATTTTCTCCCATATTTCCTTGTTGAGCTAAGAATTCTGCAACTTGAGAACCTTTTTCCCCTTGGGCTAGGTCATAATCTAGACTATAATGGGTAATATCACGATTTTCTCCGATGTACAATATCGCATCGGTTGCATTATCAACAATGTTGACGTTTTCTAGGATTATACCGTGTTTCTTTAGGTAAATTTTAAACATATTTTGAAGCATCAGATTGTCCTCGACGAATAGAATTTTATAATTCGATGTCGGGACTTGTTGCTCTTGCACTAATTGGAAAAACTTTTTAAATGAGATCATGGATATATTTACACTGAAACCCATCAGACCACAATGTTCTCTCTTTCCAATAATTCTCTTTCATTTTCTTTAGATTTTTTTTAACATTTTCTAAGAAAATTATCATCTTTAGATTAAGTAATAATATAGAACAAGAAATTACATATCAAGCCTTTAAATTTAGAATCTACCCATTGGATTCTCAAAAGGAATTGCTTGAGAAGCATTTTGGATGTAATCGTTTCATCTATAATACATTTCTCAAAAAGAAACAAGAAGAATATCTTTCTTCTGGTAACGGTTTAACATATAGTAAGTGTTGTAAGATTCTTAAAGAATTGAAAGATAATGAATTTGAATGGTTATCAGAAGTTAATTCCCAAACCTTACAACAATCAATTCAAAATCTTGAGACTGCTTATGGTAATTTCTTTAGAAAGAAATCCAAGTTCCCTTCTTTCAAGAAAAAGAGTAATAACCAATCCTTCAGAGTTCCTCAACACATTTCTTTGAAAGATAATAAAATTCAGATTCCAAAGTTCAAGGGTGGGATACCGATAACTCTTCATCGTAAAATCCAAGGAGAAATCAAAAGCGTAACAATTTCCAAAACACCCACCAATAAATATTTCGCATCAATTCTCATGGAAGTTCCTAAGAAATCTACTCCTAAAACTGGTAGAAGCGTAGGTATCGACTTAGGAATCACGGATTTCATAGTAACAAGTGATGCAGAAAAAGTAAAGAATCCAAATTTCTCAAGAGGTCTTAAAGATAAATTAAAGACCCATCAAAAACATTTAAGTAGGAAAACGAAAGGTAGTAATAGATACAAAAGACAAAGGAAGAAAGTGGCAAGAATCCATGAGAAGATAACCAATTCTCGTAATGATTTCCAACACAAGCTGTCTCATCGCTTGATAAGCGATTACGACTTGATTTCTTTAGAGACATTAGCTGTTAAAAATATGGTAAAAAATAGGTGTTTATCTTATTCCATATCTGATAGCTCTTGGAGTTCTTTTGTATCCATGTTAGAGTATAAAGCGCAATGGTATGGGAAGCAGATCAGGAAAATCGATAGATGGTATCCTAGTTCTAAGACCTGTAGCTCTTGTGATTATATCATAGATAAATTACCTTTGTCAGTGAGAAAGTGGAAATGTCCTAAGTGTTCCTGTGAACATGATAGGGATGTTAATGCTGCTAAAAACATTCATCGTCAGGGATTGACGATTACAGATGTGGAGATGGAAGCTCTGGATAGTGCTAGAAATAGTACTGTTGAATCTACTGTCTGTGAAGCGTCTAAAAAGAGGTCTTATGTTCTAAGACTGAAGCCGCCGAGTCTTGCCCAGCGGTAGTTCACACTTGATCAGGCATGTGTAATGATGTATAATATGGTATATGCGTATAGGTATAGGGATAACAACATGGAAAAGAGCCGATGATTTCAAAGAGCTACTCTCACAGATAAAGGACTTAGATGATCGCTTTTTCTTTGCATTTGTTTTCGATGGACCTTTTACAGTCAACAATGAATATGACTTCGAATACATTGCTGATTCTTTTGGTTCTAGATATAAAAACTATCGTTATGGGGTGAATGTAGGTGTTTCGAAGGTTAAAAACAAGTGCATCGATCTTTTAAATGAATTCGATGTGGACTTTATATTTCTTCTCGATGATGATATGATGGTTTTGGACCCCAAAGTTTTTGATCTTTACATCGAGGCGCATAAACGTAGTGGCTTGGAACACCTCATGTTCTCACATGTGGACAAAAACACCACTACATATACATTAATGGTATCCGAAGATTTCGGAATTACCACTCATAGTCTAGCACAGGGGGCATTCATGTTTTTTACAAAGGCTCATCTTCGGAAAATAGGTAAATTTGACGAGGGTTTCAAGAATGCATTTGAGCATATAGATATGACATATCGATCATATACGGCGCAAGAATTACCTTTTTGGCTCTTTCTAGATGTTTTAGGTAGCGATAAGTGTCTGAAGGAAAGGGGCAATCCCTCAACGATTACGAATAAAGAACCCTATGCCCTTAATATACAAAAATCATCCGTTCGATGGATGGAGAAGTATGGTAAAAATGTCGCGGATATACCTAGATTACCTGTCACGATACTAATAGATAGATTAAAGAAAATTAAAAATGAAAATTCTAATTAAATTTCCAACAAAAAACAGATTTGAGAAGGTTAAAAAATGTGTAAACCAATACATACGATTAGCTAATGATACTTCAAATATTCAATTTCTATTCACTTTAGATATTGATGATGTAACACTGCGTTCTGACTATGACGATTTGATATCTGAAATAAATCAAAAATGTTCGGCTTATTATGTATATGGAAATAGTTCCTCAAAAATAGATGCGATAAATCGTGATATGGATATCATTTCTAGTCGTTGGGATATCCTATTGTTAGCATCAGATGATATGATTCCTATTTCGACTAATTATGATAATATTATTATTCAGGATATGAAAAACAATTTTCCTGATACCGATGGTGTGTTATGGTATTCGGATGGATTTAGAAATGATATTATCACTTTATCTGTAATGGGTAAAAAATATTATGATAGATTTGGCTATATTTATCATCCATCATATAAAAGTTTTTATTGTGATAATGAATTTACTGATGTTGTGTGTAATTTAAATAAAGTGTTCAAATCTCAAGATGTTATAATAAGACATGAACATCCCGATAATATGAGGACTAGCTATGATATGCTCTATGTTAAAAATTCAAAATTTATGAATATAGATAGTGAAACATATAGATTAAGAAAATTGCAGAATTTTCCTATTAATAAGACAAAATGAAAATTACTATTATTACCAATACCTTTCAGAAATATCATCGTCAAAATATAGCGGTTGAGTCATGGTTATATTTAAAGGCTCTATTTAGTGATATGGTAGATATTAAAAACTTACAGTTTACCGATGAAAAGGGCATATTTACCAATGAGTATGAAAATATTCCAACTCACTATATTTTGAAAAATTCTAGTCGAACTTTTATCCCTAATTCATTCAAAAAATTGCCTGTGTTTTTCGAAATGATTTCTAAAGGATTCGAAATTTCTGAAAATTCAGAATATATCATATATGTTAATTCAGATGTTATTCTTTTACCACGATTGATATCATATATTCAAAATCATAAACCTGATTGTATGGCTGGGTCAAGAATAGATATTTCACATATTACATCATTTAATGATGTGTTAGAACATAACGTCGTTCCAATTCGGAACGAAATAGCCGGATTTGATTTTTTTGTTTTTAAGAAAGGCTGGTTTCAACAATATGAAAAAGAGCTTAATAGTCAATTTGTTATCGGAAAGCCTCTATTTGATGTTGATTATGCGGGTTTGATGGTTCTACTAGGAAATAACTTTCATATAGCAAACACATACCCGATGATGGCCTTACATATTTATCATGGTAATGAATCTGTCACAACGGAATGCCCCGAAAAAGAATGGAATTATAAAGTTCATGAAGATAACTTATTATTTAAAATTGCCAACAATATTATATTTTATAATCTCCAAACCAATTTATGTAAAAGAACTCCATGGGGAACCTTTATGAATCCAAATATAAACGAACAGGAAACACAATCAGTATTTTTTAATACTATGAATATTCACCATGTGAATAATATTGAATATATAAAACAATGAGGAAATTAGGAATAATTCAACCAGGAAAAATCGGAGACATCATCATATGTCTCCCTATTGCAAAATGGTATTACGATAGAGGATATGAAGTGATTTGGCCCGTTGACAAGGATATTATTGATAATTTTTACCAAGAAGGGGCACATAATTATGTACCTTATGTAAAATTTTTTCCTATCGAATTTGACTGCCATAAAGCCTATAAGATGTGTAGTATGCACGACTGTAATATTATCATCGATTTATCGTTTACTATTCCAGGGGCACATGTAGGTAATACCTATTACTATCTGAACCAATTCGATTACACCTTTGATGAATTGAAATACCATATTGCTAATGTTCCGACCTACGAAAAGTGGAACCTACAAGTAAAAAGAAACATGGAGAAGGAGAACCAATTAGTGGATTTCCTATGCAACTATTCGGAAGATGAATATGATGGGTTTATTCTTGTCCAAGAATCGTCCTCTGATCAAAAGAGGGAGGTGGATGTTTGTAATCCCAGACTACATAGGATAAATATTAAACCCGTATCGGGATCGGTTTTTGATTGGATATCTACCATCGAAAGGGCATCAAAAATATGCGTAATCGAGAGTAGTATATCTAACATGATCGATCAATTAAAAATTGATGTTCCTGATATGACATTGATGATGAAACATGGTTATTATGGTCCTAAGCTACATCATGGCGATTTATTACGGGGAGAACCTTTATTACGAGGAAAATGGAAAAAAGTATGAAGTATCAAATATATAGCGGATTTTGCAAAAATGTAGACCCAAAAAAATATGCAAACCTATCAGCAGATGAGTGGTTTGAAATATGGTATAAAAACACCATTAGTATAAGCCATTCTGATATTTTTATATTTGGGCCGGACGTTCCGAATTTAACGAATAAAAATGGAATATATTCCATAGGAGAATATACTAATTTAGGTCATGGTGGTGATTATTGGAATGGTTCTAGGGAAGGACGTTGGTGTGGTTGGGTGACTGGCGTTGCATTAGGAATGATCCATGCATATGCGTGTAATAGTGATTTTATATACAAAGAACAAGATTGTTTATGGTTCGGCGATACCATAATTTCGCAGATGTACCAAGATTTAGGAGATACTGATATTGTGATGGGAACATGTAAACTTATGGGAACTGCCAACTCTTTATTTTTAGTTCCAAGAAATAAAATATTGGACGTAATTGCCTCATTAATCCCGACAGATGCAAAGACTCTTCTACCGGAAGATAGATTCAAACGTATTCCTAATTCGTCGCGTTTAAGTTTTGGATATGATCGAGATCGACCTTTTGATATTTCCAAGTTACCTTTTTATATTCAACAAGTGACTGATACTGAACTTGAGTCCTTAAAGTCTATTGACAACAGTACATCGAAAATTTAAATAATACCATATGAGAAAAATACAATTTGGCTGTGGAGGAAACATTTTACCAGGATGGGAGAACTATGATTACGATGTAGATATTACAAAAACTCTCCCATTTAGCGACGATTCGGTAGATGCTATTCTAACAGAACACGTAGTTGAACATGTCACTATCCATCAAGCATGGGATTTCTTTGAAGAATGTATGAGAATATTAAAACGAGGAGGATTTCTTCGAGTTGCCGTGCCAAGTGTCAGCCGTATTCACGCATTAGCAGATCAAGATTATTTTAATTTTATTAAAGAACAAGGATGGGGTGAGCCGAATATTAAAGGAGCCGTCAAATCGATAATATTTAACCATGAACATAAGACCATATGGGAGCAAGCGAGTTTAAATGCTATTATGGATTCAATGGGATTTCAAGTATTGTCCGATGCAAATATTATTATGGTCGGAACACTCAACCATGGGCGTGTTATTGGACAGAAGATGAACGATATCGACACAATTGTTGTTGATTGTATGAAACCTTAACAATGAGACGAATAGCCTTTACGATAGTTTTGAATGGGATGCCCTTCATAAAAAGGCAAGCAACAATATTACCTAGGGTATTTGACGAGTGGCATATTATAGAGGGGGCAACATTACCTCTTCTCGATACTGCATGGTGTCAGAATATCAACAATGAATTTTATTCCGAAGACAAACTATCTATTGATGGAACCACTGAATTTATCGATAGTATAGCGGACGGAAATAAAATATTTGTTCATCGGAAATTAGATTTCTATAATGGTAAGACTGAAATGTGTAATATGATACAAGACAGAATGCAGGATTGTATTCTCATGCAGTTTGACGTTGATGAGATTTGGGATGTAGTTACTCTAAATTCAGTATTATCCTTTGCCGAAGAAAATGAAGGGTTTGATGGTATGTTATTTCGTTGTAATTATTATGTTGGACCTAATTTAATTACACATGGTGACAATTCATACGGAAACAATTCAGGTGAATGGTGCCGTTTATGGAAAATAAACGATAAAACAGAATGGGTTTCACATGAACCCCCTAGAATTCGAGGATTGACAGATTTCCTATCCAGAAAATACACTGACGAGAAAGGGTGGAATTTCAATCATTATGCATATATTCTTGAGGATCAGGTTCGATTCAAGGAGAATTTTTATGGTTACACCGATGCTGTCCAATCGTGGAAAAAACTCCAACTACATAACACATACCCAGTTAGATTAGGAGATTTTCTACCTTGGGTTAGAGATAGTGCATCGGTAATTAAAATATGAACGCTGAAATACATTTAAACGAACCCTTTGGGTATGAAATTTTCCAAACCGTTATAAGATATGAACTTCTGAATAATCTGGAAATAGGTTCATGGGACGGAGAAGGTTCGACCTCATGTTTTGTTTCTGCGATGGAACATCTATCAGGAAGTAAGAGTCTTCAATGTATAGAGATCATAGAAGAAAAATACCAAGTATTAATAGACCGATATAAAGATAAAGATTTTGTTAAATGTTTTCTTGGTTCGAGTATATCTTCATCGTCTTTAATCGATAATGATTTTGATGCAATATGGAATTCTCCATTCAACAGAATACCTCAAAATCTTTATCCTAAAGAGTTGGTGAAATCATGGTTTGATAGAGACGTTACGACTATAAGTCAATCACTCGCTTTCATCGAATCTAATTCGGACAAAGTCTATGATTCCGTTCTTATCGACGGCGGTGAATTCACGGGATATTCCGAATTCATTTTATTGAAAGATCGGACTCGTGTTTTCTTTTTAGATGACGTTCATCATGCCTTCAAATGTAACCAAGTATATCACACACTCTCCAACGATCCAAAATGGTCGTTGATTTGCGACAGACCTGATGTCAGAAACGGGTTCGCAATTTTTATTAAATAAGATGATGGAACATTTTTACAGTAATATAGGGGAAAACTGGTTCACATACCCTAACTTGTATAGAAATGCGGTGAAGGAGTTTGATAATTGTAATTTTCTTGAGGTTGGATCGTGGAAAGGACGTAGCGTATCATTTTTAGGAGTGGAAGTTAAAAATCAAAGCAAAAATATACATATCCACTGTGTTGACACTTGGGCAGGTAGTACCGATCATCAAGATTTTGAACAATTAAACCCTGATGTCATATACGCTGAATTTCTTAAAAATACAGAACCCCTTAAAGATATAATCACCCCTGTCAGAATGACATCGTTTCAAGCTTCTCATAATTATAGTGATGAGTTTTTCGATTTTATATTCATTGATGCCTCCCATAAATATGATGACGTTTTAATCGATCTGGATATATGGTTTCCGAAATTAAAAAAACAAGGACTATTTGCGGGGCATGATTATGGGAACGGTTGGGGCGGGGTAGAGCAAGCGGTGATAGATTGGACTAAAAAAAATTCTATAGATTGCAGTGTGGATAAAGCAGAGTATTGTTGGTATTTGAGAAAATGATTATTGTTCAGATAGGCACGAATGATGGTAACGACCATGTTTTTGATTTTGTTAAAAACGTGGATTGTGATCGCATTATCCTCATCGATGCTAATCCGCGATGCACAGAAAAGGTTTCCGACCGATATGTCGGAATCCCAAATGTTGAATTTTATAATATGGCTATTGTTCCATATGTAGTCACTGAACCTACCACTGTCAAATTGCTCGTCCCTACTGCGGACGAGACGAGTGCTCATGCATCGTTACAAGAAGAGCATATGAGTAAACATGGCCATACATCATTAGATTCTATCGAAGTTAATGCGCTCGATTTTCATGGAATGTTGAGAACCCTTAAAATAGATAAAATTGATAGGCTATATATTGATGTTGAAGGTTTGGATATCGATATCGTCAATAGTATAGATTTCAATACCATCCCAATTCCCTATGTGGTGTTTGAATATATACATTCGGATGGAACATTATCTTGGGGAGGGGTAAAATTAGACGATTGTCTCCGACGATTGACTTCATTCGGATACAATATAGATAAGGTCGAATACAACATAATCGCAACTAAATCGATATGAAAACCGCAATATGCCTTTCGGGAGAATTAAGAAGTATAAGGAAAACCTTTCCTCTAATTAAAAAAGATATACTCGATCAATTGGAGTCATACGATGTGTTCTACCATACTTGGACGGATGATCCCGATCTTAGGGATTTAAATATACTAATTCAGGACGGTAATCTGAAGGACATATTCATAGAACCACGAATAACGTTCGACGAGAAGAATTATAATCTACATAAAAGATCGGAAGTGTTCGTCCAAGGGTTTTTACGTCAACTTTATTGCCTTAAGAAATGTAACATGCTTAAAAAACAATATGAGGCTGAGCATGATTTTATCTATGATGCGGTGCTGAGGGTCAGACCTGACATTTATCCTATTCTCGACTCGAAGTTGGAAAAAATTGATGTCGATAAACTGCAAGATACGGTATATATTCCGACACATGACCATTGGCACGGTTACAATGATCGTTTTTATTATTCTAGTTCTCCGAATATGGATATTATCTCTTCGAGGTTTGATAAAGTGGACGATTATTTTAACAAAGGTGGCATAATCCATTACGAAACATTCCTTAAGTACATTATCGATACGAATCTATTGAAAGTTTCAGATTCCGACCTGAAATTCGTTCTACTGCGAAATAATGGCGAGACGAACGGGGAATTAGTCGAACCTAATAAGACTTTTTTGGATAAATTTGTAAAATAGATATTGAAAGATTGGAAATAGTGTGATAAGTTACTGCCTATGATGACATCTAGCAATGTATATAATGTGCAACCACCACCAACGTCTACCCCGACAGAGCAACCAGTCTATGAAGACTTGTCAACAACTACACCCGCCGTCTCTCCGGTAGACGATTTTCGATATCGCGTAATTCTTGAACGTTCGGAGCTTCGGACAAAGATTGATGCCTTAGCAGCATTTCTTAAAACACCCACTTTCTCTACCTTAGATAATGCCGAGCAAGGAAGACTTAAGACTCAACTAGATATTATGACTCAGTATGAAGGCATTCTAGCCGAACGTATTTTGGCATTTCGTTAATTGATGAAAAAAATCGAATTTGATAAAATCCAAGTCCGAAACTTTTTATCATATGGCGGCGATCCTGTTGTTTTAGATTTTAAAAACGGGATAACATTCATAACAGGGTACAATAAGGACGACGATTCTCGAAACGGGGTAGGTAAAACTTCCCTTATCGTAGAATCGTTGTCCTTTGTCCTTTTCGGTAAGACATATCGAAAAATAAATCAAGAAGAAATTAAAAATCGAAGTAACGGAACCAATTGTTCCGTCACCGTCTGGTATACAGTTAATGGTGAGCAATTCGAGGTGACAAGATCACTATCACCAAATACACTGACACGAACTCGGATAGGATGTGTCCCAGAAACAAAAACTATTCCTGAAACAACTAAGGATATTCTCGACGATCTAGGTATCACCAAAGAAGTATTCGAGAATACTTTGGTGATGACTGCGAAAAATTCGAAATCATTCTTCTCGCAAGATAAATCTCTGAAAACTAAGTTCATCGAGGGTATTCTAGGGTTAGAATGTTTCTCTGAACTTTTTAAGGATGCAAAAGATGAGTATAATGCATTGAATAATGCAATTAGTAAAGACGATGCTGTCCTTATCACATCTGTCCGTGCATATGAAGATGATAAAGCATATGAGAATGAATGGTTAGAGAGTCACCAAACAAAGATTGATAATATCATCGGCGAAATTGCCACATTACGCGACCTTACCCCTTCAGATAATCAAACAAAGATTTTAGATGAGGAGAAATCTATCAATAACCTTCAAGCATCATTCGATGAAAAGGATGCAACGATCAATAAGATAGCAGTTAAAAGAGCAGAACTAACAACAGGTGTCGATATATACAAAGAACAGCTTAAAAAGTTGAAATCTAAACCGTCTACATGTCCAACATGTAATAGACCTTTCGACGATACGCATGTTGCATCGGATTTTAACGAAGAAATTGAAAATTTAACCGTTAAAATAAGAGATCATAACGACAAGATCGGGAAATTAACACTAATGTCCCAGAATTTACAGAGAGAAACGCAGAAAATTACCGCAGACATCATTAACCATCGTAAAAATATCACTGAAATGGAAGGTGAGCAGGTAAAATTTGTTAAATCTCAAGATAAAATCAGACAGATGGAGGAAAAATTGAATGAACTTTACAAAGAGACGAACCCGTTTACGGAAAAAAATAAGAGTGCAGCAGAAAAATTGGATGTACAACGAGAAAATCTGGAAAAAAATAAGAAACAACTGAAAATATTGGATGGTGTTCGTATAGTTTTCTCTCCTACAGGTGTAAAAACCGCAGTGATTAAGAAAATAATGGATGTTTTCAATGAAAGATTTGGTTTCTATCTGCAAAAACTAAAAACTCCTTGTAAAATCACTTTCGATGAGTTCTTTGAAGAGAGTGTAACATCATTAAATGGTGATGTAATATCATATGATAGTATGTCAGAGGGTGAAAAAGGTCGAGTGAACTTTTCTCTTCTCTTTGCCTTCAGAGATATCAGAAGATTACAGAGTTCGGTGACAATAAACCTGTCGGTGTTCGATGAACTATTTGATTCATCGATAGATGCTAATGCATCTGAGCAGATATTGGAATTACTATCCGAAATGAGCGAGGAACATAAAGACTGTTATTATATCATCACCCATAATCCGAGTAATGTTATGATAGACGGTGCGAGCATAATTGAATTGGAAAAAGAAAATGGTATTACTAGAATTATAAGTCGGTCTTGAATATGATAGTCAGTATTGTTAAATATTTCCACAATGCCCACTATTGTAAAGCCTAACGAAACCATTAAAGTTCCAGGAGTTAAACCTAGAACCACTTCCACTGGAACAAATATTCGATTTAATCCTTTTCGATTTAAAATCGGAAAAAATCCGTTTCATGAAAAAGTTCATACCTTAAACACTTCTTCAGATCAACCGCAAATTAAAATACCTGTCCCTGGAGAGGGTTTACCTCGTGTTATACATTTCTGTGCAGATCAATCGGGTTGTGGTTTTTGGAGAATGATATGGCCCGCACATGATCTACTCGCATATAACAAGGCAGTAGTTATGAATCTTTATCAGATGGTTTTTGACCCTCGATTCTATGGTGGTGTGGATGCAGTTAGAGTTCAAAGACAAGCAACGGACTCTCAATTGGAGTTCATGAAATTTCTCCGTAAGACATCCAACGAATTTAAGAGACAAACAGGTAAAGGATTCAAAATTCTTTATGATGTGGATGATATTTGCGCCCCTGCCGATTGTATTGCCGACTATAATGTATGTAAACAAGGATTTACCGAAGATAAAATCCTTGAAAACATGAAAGCAATCGTCTCTCTCACCGATGAGATGACTGTTGTATCTGAATATATGAAGGAGCATTATAAGAAATACCTAGAGTTCGATAATATCACGGTCCTTCCTAACTATGCACCGAAGCATATTTTCGATTCATCTTTCGATATGAATAAAATCTTGTTCAATTTCAAGAAGAATCGTAAAAGACCCCGTATTCTATATGCAGGAAGTATGACACATTTTGATGTGGCTAACCGTGCGAACCAAAAAGATGATTTCCATCATGTTGTCGAGGCAATTCATAGAGATTTAACTGTAGATAAGAAATATGAATGGGTATTCATGGGCGGTGCATTACCTTTAAGCCTTAGAGGGTTCATTAATAAAGGAATCGAATTCCATCCGTGGAGTCCTTTACCTGAATATGCTCAGGTCGTTAAGAATTTAAATTGTCAAATAATGTTGGCTCCTCTTGTCGATAACCCATTCAACAAGGCTAAGTCGAATATCAAACTCACCGAAGGTGGAATGTTTGGAATACCAGTTGTTGCCCAAGATTTGGATTGCTACAATCACAATGGTTGGAAGTATCTATTCAAAACAGGTGCAGATATGATGAGTCAGATTGAGAGTATCTTGAAAAATGAGGCAACATTTAAACAAGCGGTTGAATTCGGAAAGAAATATGCCGAACAATATTACTTGAAAGACCACTTGGATGAGTATATATTCCTCTACACTACACCATATGGCGACGAAAAACGAAAAGACAACAAATGGTTCCTCGAACATAATCGAAGACAATTCGGATTATGACTTGTATAGGAATGTAGATTATGATCTACTACGGCAAGCATTTCAGGATTTATATCGACTTGATATCGACACCCATGAGGATAGCTTCGATGCTATAAAACGAGTCATTGAACGTAAAATACAAGAAGCAACAGGAATGAAAATGAGCAAATTGCTTATGGAGAAAGGTGAAGTGCGCCCTCTGTTCAGAAAGAATTATAAACAATCTAAATATCTACATTGAGATAGATAATACATTATAATGTATAGAAACATCTACTACGATAATAAAAAATCAGTAATCCACCATTGGGGATATGATGAATCTGGTGATCCGAACAAACTGGAGATAGAATATAAACCGTTTCTATATCTTCCTGCCGCCAAGGAATCCGAGAGGGACATGTATGGTATCGATGGAGTCCCTCTGGTGCGTAAGGAGTTCAATAATGTATACGAACGCAATAAGTTCGTAGAAAGCTGTCAGAGCATTATTTATTTTAATCTACCAGTCCCTCAACAGTATTTGCTAGAGAAGTATCACACCTTGGATATCAGTGAGATGACACGATTTCCTCTTCGAACATTCTTCTACGATATCGAGGTGATCGCCGATGAATTTCCCGATCCTTTGGATTCTAAATTCCCGATCACTTCTTTAACCATTTATGATTCACAGACTAAAAAATACTATGTTTGGGGTATAAAGAGATATGATGATTATTCGTGTAAAGATCACTTGACTGGAATTGAACCCGAGGAGATCGTTTACACATACTGTAAAGATGAAGAGGAATTGCTTAAAATGTTTCTCCGTTTCTGGCGTAGAAATTTCCCTGATATAATTGTGGGTTACAACTCATATAGTTTCGACTTACCATATATCGTAAACCGATTAGAATTGGTTTTTGGTGAGGGAACCAAAAATAAACTATCTCCTGTGGGTAGCGTTTACGGTGCAGAAAAAACCAATCGATTTCAACAAAAATATATTGAGTATACCATGGGAGGTGTGACCCATTTAGACTACATGGTTCTATATAAATATTTCACACCTGGGGAAAGAGAAAGTGATTCATTAGATTTTGTCTGTTACAGTGAGTTGAAGACGGGTAAACTTGAATATGGCGATAGCTCACTCCAAGAACTAGCGGCCAATCATTGGGACCGTTTCATTAATTACAACATATGGGACGTTAAATTGTTGATGCTCCTTGATGAGGCAAAGAATTATCTGGAAATCGCAAAGTTTACCGCATTCAGTGGATTCTGTAACTTGGATAAGGCACTAGGGAAGACCGCAGTTATTACAGGGGTATTAGCTAAACAAGCATTAGACAACGGACAGATCATACCCACTCAGAAAGGTGCGGAATCGCATACCAAAATCCCTGGAGGGTATGTCAAGACTCCAATCGAAGGACTTTATGAAGATATTGTCTCATTCGATGCAAACTCTCTATATCCTAGTAATATCATCACCTTAAACATCTCACCAGAGACTAAAACTGCAAAGATAATCGACAAGACGGATGATTCATTCACATTATATCTCTACAAGGAACGTCGAAAAGTTGAAGTCCCTAAAGACAAACTTTACCCTCTAATCAGAAGAAAGAATTGGTCTATTGCACCAAATAATGTGATCTATGATCAATCTACGAAAGGTATTGTCCCGACATTTTGCGATATTCTTTATGCCAAACGTAAAAAAGTTAAGGATGATATGTTGAAGATCGAAATGCGCTTGAACGATATGAATAAAGATTCAGACCAATATCGCGCTCTCAAGGCTACTGCATCTAAATTAGATGTCGAACAGTATCTCTATAAGATTCTTCTAAACTCCACCTATGGAGCATTCGCAAGTAGATTCTTTGCACTGTACGATCTTGATTGTGCTACCTCTATCACGACTGTCGGACAAGCAGTTATTAAACAGACAGAGAAAATCGTGAATGACATTCTTGTCAAGTCTTATGGCTTGTCTGAATTTGACCGAGTCGTGTCTATGGATACCGATTCTGTCCTTATTTCCGTTAAGGATGTATGTGAGAAGAAGAACATTCAGATATATAACGATGAGGGCGAATTGACCGATGATTTCTATGCATTGGAAGAGCATGTTTCGGACGAATTGAATGGTCGAATCAAACAGTGGGCTATAGATAAATTCAATTCATTAGACCCTAGATACTTCTTCAAACGTGAAAGCGTTTGTTCTAAGGCAATATGGACTGGTAAGAAAAACTATGTTCTTTATATCATAAACAAAGAAGGTAAGCAGGTTAATGATTTCAAATATTCTGGTGTTCAATTGGCAAAATCCACCCTCCCTAATAAGGCAAAAGATGTTTCTAAGAAAATCGTCTCCATCATCATGTTCCAAAAGAACAAGAAGTATGCAGATGAGATGATATTCGATGCATATGATAACCAATTCATGCAATTTGATATTAATGATATTGCCGAGAGGGGTAATATTAAAAGTCTGTCTGGATGGGATCGTAAAAATGAAGGTATGAACACTGCAAAAGGAACTCCACAGAGAGCAAAGTTCAGCATATACCATAACGAATTATTGCAAAAGCTTCATCTTCAAAATAAGTATCGTAGAATTGAGAATGGCTCCAAGATAAAAACTGTTTATCTAAAGCCTAATCGTTTTGATATTGACGGTATTGCATATCAAGATATCTTCCCTGAAGATTTTGAACTGCAACCCGATTATGAACGAATGTTCTTCAAAGATATAATCAAACCCCTTCAACCTTTCTATGACGCTCTTAAATGGCAAATTCCAGACCCTAAAATCCAATATGAAGCTTCGCTTGAAGACGTTTTTGGATGAAAGTAAACGAATATATCAAAGTATCTTCGAAGATCGCTTAGTTGCTGATATTCAAACTGATTATTATACAGATAAATGGATCAGTAAAAGCGATCTACTTAAGATGTATGAATTCGAAAAGACTGAATTGTATAAGATATACAGCGAGACTAAGCAGGATTTACATGATTTGAAACAGAGTTTCAATCTTAATGCTATGGCTAACTATGAAAGGTTAGAAAGACATGAACAAGGTAAAATAACCAATTCCTTTAAACCTAAACAATAATAGTTGCATCTATTCATAGTCAGTTCTAAATAATTGATTATGGAAAAAATTGTAGGCATTTATACAGATATTAGTCAATTCATTATCGGTCTTTTAGTCGAAGAAACAGATGATAAAATTGTTCTCAACAGAGCACTTTACACCACAGTGGAAAAAGACCCCGCTAATCCTGGAGTTATTCCACGTTTTTATCCAGTTACCTTACTAACTATTGATCCACCGTTTCATGTTATGGGATTTCTTAGAGATTATCAAAACACGATTGATTTCCCCACTACTTTTTGGAAAAACAGATGCCTTTCAGGTGTGTTAGAATTGACCGACCAGATGAAGGATGTGTATAATAGAAACTTTGTAGGGTTAATTCCTAATGTTGATGCTCCTGCCCCTGATAACCCCTCTGCACCCGAAAATAATATAGTAAAAATGTATTAACGCTGGAAATACATTGTGCCATGGTGTAAAATATATCATGTCTAAACTACTAGAACGTCTTCGTAAAAACAGCATTGTAAAGCCCGAGTTACTCAAAAATAGTAAATATTTCGCGGCAGATAGTTTTATCCCGACCAACATCCCCATATTGAATCTTGCCTTCACTGGCTCATTTAAAGGGGGAATGCCAAAAGCTGGTATTACTATGGTTGCAGCACCACCCAAACATTTTAAAACCAACTTCCTGTTGGAAATGATGCGCGGTTTTCAAGATGAAAACAAGGATAAAGACTACTATATTGTCCTATATGATTCGGAAAAAGGTTATACCCCAGAGTATTTTGAAAAAGCAGGTCTTGATATGGACCGAATCGACCATCGATTCATTACTTCCGTAGAAGAATGGAAAAACGATATTGCTAATTTGGTTAATGATATCGAAGAAGGAGACAATGTTCTAATTGCTGTTGATTCTATCGGTATGCTTCCATCAAAGAAAGAAGCTCAAGATGCATTGGATAGTAAAGATGTCTCGGATATGACAAGAGCGAAACAACTGAAGAGCGTGTTCCGAATTATCACACCGCATGTTGCTAAAAAAGATATCCCTGTGATTATCATCAACCACTCATACCAAACTCTTGACCTTTACGGTAAGGAAGTTGCTGCTGGAGGAAGAGGAGCACAGTATGCAGGTCACACGCTTTGGTTCATCACTAAAGCTAAGGATATGGATGGTAAAGACCAACAAGGTTTCACCTTCACTATTAAATCTGGCTTATCTCGATATGTAAAAGAAAATTCATCTTTCCCTGTCACTGCGGAATTTGGAAAGGGTATCGAAAAATATTCAGGCATATTCGACATTGCGCGTGAGGAAGGGTTTATCCTATCGCCTAAACAAGGATGGTATAAACTTAAATCTTGGACAGAACAGATGCCCTCTAAACGTAGAGGTGATTTGGAAGCCGATGCGGAATTCATGGAAGCATTAATCAATGACGATGAGTTTGAAAAAGCAGTCAACTTGAAATTTAAACTTTAATGATAACAGTCACTATCCAATATCCTAGTATTTTCATCGACAAACCTAATGTTGCGACTATAGAGTTGATAGAGGAAGATGTGGCAATGGAGAAGAAAGACGAATCTACGGGACGGTTCGTCAAACTCTCTGTAGGTGAGCTATTCAAAGCATTTCAAAATAGGCAATTACGTATAAAAGAGAATGTCGATACCGAAGAATTGGTCGATCATACATACTTTGAAATGTGGTTATATGAGAAGCATTTGAAGAATAAACCTTATTATAATAGAATTCTAAACATGTCATTTTCTCAACAATAAGATGGACACTGAAACCAAAATAATAACTAATAAATCTAAGACATTTTTTCTTAATGCGAAAAAGAAACCCAGTGATATGTTCTGTAGCACGATAGGTTATGTGTTATGGGCGATACTATCCATCTTAACATATGGGGCTTCCTCTTGGATCACATTCGTCTTTAGTCTCTGGATGACTCTAACTTATGTTTTTCAAATATTCGGGGACAGCACTGTCTATGAGCTAAATATCCCAGCAGCTAAAGTATACAATGTTTATCGTATAGGTGAGACATACTTCGTGGGAACGTCAGAAGATGAGGCATTACTTTTTGCCGAATTGAATGATTTAGATGCGAAAGAACTTGAAACCGTATCAACCCAAGCGTATCTGTATCCTAATGATTAAAATCGATCTTGACTTCTTTGAAAAAGTAATATTCGTCAATGCTCTTAAAAAAGATTCACCTTTCCTTGCTTCATGTATTGACTATTTGGAAGAGGGCATTTTTAAAGACAAGAATATCGGATGTATCATCGGTATCATAAAGGACTTCTTCATTGAAAATGACGTAACTCCGACAAATACCGAATTAAAAATCCGTGTTGTCTCTTCACAGCAAAAAGATAAACTTGAGAACGCAGTAAAAGCTATTCGAGGACTAGATGTTGAATATGCAGAAGAAGAATTGATCCGTAATACGGAGCATTTCATCAGGCAGAGAAAGCTTGAAGCCCTCCTTGAGAAGGCTATCGATGAAAGGGCTAAAGATAAACAGATCGATATGAATGAATTTCAGATCGAAAATGAGAAGATTCATTCAATATCCCTCATTGATAATTTAGGATTGGAATATTTTGCCGACTCACATAAAGTTGTCGAATATCTTCAAGAGAAACAGAATGTATTCTCGACTGGATATGTAGGTTTTGACACTGCCATCGGTGGAGGATTCTTCGAAGAGGGGAAACAGTTCGGATGTATTGGCGGTGAAACAAATGTGGGAAAATCAATCGTTTTAGCTAATATCATATGCAATGTTCTACTTCAAGGTAAACACGTTCTTCTCTATACATTAGAGATGTCTGAAATGCGATATGCAAAACGCATTTCTTCGATCCTGACAGGTATTGCTATGTCACAGTTAGACACTCAGATCGACAATATCAACGAATATATCGAAGACTTTAAATCAAAATATCAATCAAGGTTGATCATTAAAGAATTTCCGACCAAAGGCGCATCTGCGAAGACTCTCTTGGCCCATTCTGGGTTATTGAAACGTAGAAAAGCATTTGAACCTAATCTGATAGCATTTGATTATCATGCACTTCTTAGACCCAGCACTCTTCAACAAGCAAAACACTCCGAGATTCAATATATAACCCAAGAATGTAGAGGTTTAACATATAACATTGGTGCCCCTGGAATTTCTGTGGCACAATTGAATCGCAGTAGTCATAGAGCCGAATCTCCAGGGTTGAATACGATTTCAGGTTCATGGGACAGCATTGCAGATGAAGATTTTCATGCTAATATTTGGCAGACGGATGAAGATCGTGAGGCATCTATCTTACGTTATGTCGGTGCTAAAGTTCGCGATGGTGATAAGGGGCATACAGGGTTTTGGTCGGTGGACTATAACACCCTTCGATTGTATGAAACTAGAGACACATCAACTCTTGCAGATGTCGATATTATGGCATCAGGAAACATGTTAGGATTCTCTCTTGACGATATTTGATTTTTATTTATAATCAAATAAATAAAAGAGATGTTACCCGAAAATCTTAATGTTCTTGCCCCAATAGATGTTGTCCATAAAAATGAGATCGAAGAAGCGGTTAATAAAGTGGGGTCATTCCTATCGATAATAATGAATAAACCGATATCTTGTGTCACATTCTTCACAGTTCTTCGAAAAGAAGTCCATCTACAGCAAGTTTTAGTTGATTTGACCGATTCGTCATGGTATGATATAGTAGAATATATGAGTTACAGATGGCCTGTCCTCAACAAATCTAAAAAGATAAAATAAATGAATGACCTATCGTCCAAACCCCTTTTCGCCTTCGTAGGATCGCCTTTTTTTCTTATAGGTGCTGCACTAAATGCAGTAACCGATTCGAACTTTTGGCCTAATGTCCCTTTGGATGAGAAACTTGTCGAACTTCATCGGGAACAATTATATGTTGCATTTTTAGAATTTTTAGATCAAAACCATACATTCGGGGAATCCGATTGGGGTGCATCCTTACATTATGTTGAGACGGCAGTTTTAGTCAACTCTCTTTGCATCAATTTCAAAGAGAATATATTAGACATTCCATCGTTCAGATCATGGGCCAATGTGGAGATATCAGATACAAAATTTACAGATGAAGGTATTCAATTTTTCATCGACTACTTGAAAGATAAAATTACTAACATTTTCATTTTCGCATGACCGAAAAACAAAAACAGATATATAATCTGTATCTTGCATCAACTCGAAAAGTCGCTAATAAACCGTTTAAAATTAGAAAAAATTTCGACGGGTTTGAGGAGAAACCTGAATTCTTATATATCCAACGATTGGAGAAAACATTCGAACAATACCCTCATCTTATGAAGAGCGCATTTTTTGAGGCACCGTATAAGATTTATCAAGAGGATAAGAAGTTCTTCGATTTAAAGTTTTTCTCTTCGTCGAAAGGGTTATCTACATGTATTGCATATATCAATATTCTCGATAGGAAATCTCCCGCAGAACAGTTAGAGTTTATCAAAGAATCAATAAAATTCATCTATACTTTTTGTGCCGAGAAAAAGATTCAATTTTGCGATTATCCTCATTATAAATCTGTAGCTCAGAATGATTGTTTGAAACATCTCAAAGAGCATCGTATTTCTTGGTATTTGATCTTTGATATACCTGGATTTCAATCACTCTGTTCTGATATGGGGGAAGACCAATTCCAGTTATATTTCGGTCAAGATAAAAATATCGGCGAATATCTCATAAACCTTTCATCTCATCCAGAGATTCGAAATTTCATCCGAAAAGGTTTGAAATTAATCGAGAAAAAACTTGCAAATCAGGTTAGAATGAGCTAACTTGATGGGTAAATAAGACAAAGAGAAAACATAACGTTATCTCTGATTAAAATAAAAGAAAATAGAATAAAACAACAACATGACAGACATCGAAAGCATAATTAATAACGTCGAAAACATCAAAAATGAAGTCGAACAACAAAACAAGGCATCCAATAGCTCTATTGACCCTAGACTCTTAATCTTCAAAAAAGGAGTTAAGTACCGTGGTCGATTCGTTCCAAGACAGAGCGATACCTTGCTCCCCTATGAAGAAATTGGGTTTACTAGCAGAGTCACAGGGGATTATGTCCCGTTAGGCCGAGCATGGTCAGACCCATTGATTAAGAACACTGGCCCAGATATCGTTAAGAAAACGCAATGGGATGAATACAAGAAAGCGAAAGATCAAGGAGACGAGGCAGGTATGAAAGAAACCTACAAACTCATTCCCCAAAGAAAGCAGTTTGCTAATTTCTATCTGATCGAAGTTGAGGGTGATGACCCACGTAGTAAAGAACAAATCGGGCAAGTCACAGTTCCGAGATTTCCGGCTGGTTTGGATAAAGAGAAAAACCCTCGTTCTGTAGTCTATAAGAACATTACCGAAGGTCTTTTCGGTGAGAAGTTCAAAAAGAAAATCGGTTCAAAAGGTTTCCTTTTACCTAATACTGTCGAGGATGGCGTAGATTTCGTCTTTGACGTTGTTGATAAAGGTGGTTATCCGAATTATGATCAATCGAATTTCGATTTGGTCGAGGATAGCAAACTTTCTCTCACAAAAGAGCAGGTATTGGATATTCTTCGTAATTCACATGACTTGCATGAGTTCGTCCCTGCGCTTAAAACTCAAGATGAACTTCGTCAAATTCTAGACCAACATTGGTATGGAATCTCAGCAAGCTCTCATGACGACATCGATCAATCGTCCTCCTCTTCTTTGAAGAGTTTAACGGAAGGATTGTCGGATGATGACGATGATATCCCAATGACATTCTCTAGCGATAAATCGTTGGATGAAGAATTGGATGATATTCTCAAGTAAAAATTGAAAAGGTAGTTATGTGCGGCTAAATATGTTACATGAATCAAGATGATTATGATGTAGCATCTTTAGCCGCTATGACTAATGGAAGAATTAACCAAATCAACAGTAAATTTGGTAAGGTTGCTGTGCCTAAAGTTGATATAAGGCAAGCCATAGGACACCATCCGCAGCAAGGACATTATCCACAACAGGGATATTACCCACAACACGTTCAGCAACCGCAGTATCCCCAATATCAACAACCGTACCCACAACAAGGTGGTGTAGGAGAGTATGGATTACCTGAAACAGTTCCGGCCAACATGTCTCAACTACCACTCATCATCAGAGATAGAGATGGTAACATAATTGATCTAAATCAAGCCCCGTCAGCGGCTAATGATCCCTCTTTTGCCCCACAAGGAGCCTCACAAAATTCTGATTATCAGGGGTTCCATATACCTAATTATGGAGGCCAAACTAATCAGGAAAAAATAAAATCTAACAATCTACAGGAAAGTTCACTGGATATAATCCTTAAAGAGATAAAATCTCTTAAAAAATCGGTTAATAAGTTGATTCGTGAGTTGGGATCGGTTAAAGTAACCGACAACAAATCGCAACCAGATACTAAAAATGACTTTAACATTGAATCTTCTGACATTTCGAAAAGAGTTCATCCTTCCGCTACTGGAAGTGAATAAGAACGGTCGAATACCAATCTTTGTAAAAGATGACTATATCTACAGTATGGTTAAAGGGGCAGGAGAAAATATTCTATACACGACATACACGCCCGTAAGTATCACCGACCCTGTTGATCGTTTTAATATTAATTTGCTGAAACTTCAAAATGGGATTTCTTGTATTGTTTCCGATAATTTCTCAGAGCTAGTTATAAAAAACAACTACCTCGAATATCAAGATAAAGACATTAAATTTAATATCAAGTTGTTGGCAACGAACATGATATCAGATTGTCCCAAGATAACGCCTGATAATATAGCTAAACATCCAATAGAGGGCACTATATCTATCCCTAGCGATAAACTTAAAGAGATTATCAAAGCTAAAAATTTCGCATCAGAATCTAACAAGTTTTATATCGAACAGAGTGGAGATGATGCAGTATTAGAATTCGGAGATAGAGAGATCGATCATAAAGATAATATCCGTATCACGATTGCAGGGACATGTTCTGGGAATATTAATCCTTGCGTGTTCGAAACTTCTATTTTTGACTTGATTCAGAAATCCAAAGGTGATATATTACTTAAGGTTGGACAACGGGCCTTAATCATAGAACTAAGCCACGAAAATTCAACCCAAACATACCTAACCACAAAACTAAAAAAATAATGCGAAATTATATCGATTATAACACGTTCGAGAGTCACGTTAAAAATCTCGGATGTCAAGTCTTCAAACTTGATGTTAATTACAATCAGGCCGACCATAGATGCTGGACCGCGGTTATTAACCCTGGGGTAGATAATTTTCTAGTCACCTTCACTATCAACAAAGGTAACTTCGGGGCGCATTATTTCGATCTAGTCACCCAAGATCGAACGATTATGGATATCTACACTTCCGATATCTACGATATTATCACAGACTTACTAGGTAAAACCCCAGTTGTCTTAACCCTCGACGATGAAGCTTAATTCACCCACTATGTCAACCACACGTATCACCACCCCTAGTTACACTGTAAAGCGTCTTAAAGATTGCGGATATAACATCTTCAGATTAGATGTTTTAGATTATGCAGAATCCGATAAAAGAAAATGGAGTCTCTTAATCGACAACGGTGCAGGTTCATTAATTCTCACATGTCTTAAGAATGGTTCATTCCATTTCTATGATGGTGGAAGGTTTTTCAATTCCAATCTAAAACTCAACACAGATTCTATCGAAGTTCTTATCGAATATCTCAACGATAAAGGTTTTATCAATAAACACTGGAGTTATGGCAAAAATGAGCAATAATAATCGGCCCAAGATAAATATTAGTATGCGTAAAAAAATCAATGGGAAGATAACAAAACGCGAAGAGAAAAGCATAGACAATATGCTCAACAACCTTCCCGATGCGCCTAAAATAATCAAACCCCGAGTTTTGACGGCAAAACAGAGGGAAAAGATGGCGATTCAGATCAAATCTGTTGTTGCAGAATATCTCGACTGCTTCATGATTGTAGGATATACTCCAGAAGGAATGAGAACTTTCATTGTAGAGACAGATACCCCTTTACAGCAAGATGCATTAAATAATTTAATCGTAGAAACAACCGAGTCATTTTTCGCACAGCAAGATATGCTTAAACATGGCTTCTCTGAAGACGATGAAATGATGGACGACGACGATTTTTAATGATAAATAGTTCACATGGAAACACATGTGAAAGATAAAATACGTCAAGTCGTCAATGCCTTCGAAACTGGCAGTGCAGAAGGGAATTATGGAGCTATCTCAGTTTTCGCAGATGCACCTGGGAATGTGAAACAATATACCGTTGGGCGTTCTCAGACGACCGAATCTGGACTACTTAGGACTCTCTTACAGAAATATGTAGCAAATAAAGGCCAATATTCGCAAGAGATAAAATTCTTTGCGGATAAAATCCAACCACATAACGGTCGTGGTTCTTATTCCAAATCGATTTACCCCAATAAAAAATTCGAGACACTTTTCAAAAAAGCGGCATCCGATCCAATCATGCGAATGACACAGGATGAATTCTTTGCAGAAGAATATTGGAACCCTGCATTTAAATTCTTTACAGATAACGGTTTTAAAACCCCTCTTGCAATGTTAGTCATATATGACACTGCTGTTCATTCTGGTCCTAGTCTGAATTCACCTAAATCGATGATGACTGTGTTGCGTAAAAGATTCAACGAACTTCCCCCTGCAAAAGGGGGCAATGAAAAGAAATGGGTTGCCGAATATGTCGATGCTCGACACAACTGGTTAGCAAACCATTCTTCTCGCCCGATTCTCCGTAAAACCATCTATAGAACTAACACGTTCAAGAAATTGATTGCTGCTAATAATTGGGATTTAACCGGAGAAATCTCGGCAAATGGTGTGAAAGTGAGAGATCGTGTTACCACCACTCCATCAAATATACCCCAAGAGGCACCTAAAGCCCCAACAGTTATCCCTCCAACTCCTGTAGTGGAGCAGAAACCTAAAACTGGATTCTGGGCATGGGTTAAATCCTTATTTGTCTGAATAAGTGGATAGGTTATTCAATCTTAGGACAGTATAATCACTGTAGTTATTTCCTAGCGAATTATTTCTCTGTTTGAAATCGCTATACCAATTACCATTGACGTTAGTTTCGACATGGCCATATCCATTATTACTATATATAATAACGTCTCCGGTTTGGAAGTTATTTGACACCCTGCCGATATTAGTATATAACTGTTCCCCGTTTTTATTTCTACCGCCTAAGAACCAGTTCGTTCTAGCTCTGAGAGAATAGTCACCGCTACTATATCCTTTATCGTAATAACTATTACCAGTTAATACTGCAACGGTTTTTCTACTACCTTGCAGACACATTCCACTAGATGAAGACGATAGTCCAGAACATCTTGCTTGAGCAGCATCGATATTTAATGCGTCAGTATTAGCAGTGGCATTCGCATTACTTTCCTGATTTACTTGGCTTTCTGGGGTCGCGGGTGGAACCGAAGGCGGTTCTGTCGATGCAGCCGCCGCTAATGCTTCCACCTCGTCGCAATTGGACTGAGGATTTTCTTTTGATGGTGCTGCTAATTGGGTCTGCACCGCTTTATACATTTCTTCTAATTTAGATTCCATTTCTTTAATTTTAGTCATCATAACTTCAGGAGTATAGTTAGAGGTTCCGACCCCTTCACCTGTAGGTAAATCATCATTGCGATTCGGTTCTTCCCATGAACAATTATCGATTGATAGGGGGCCACATTTGCCACCAAATTTCTCTATAACTGTGGTAGGTGTTGTTGAATCTTGGACAGGTTTAGCTAGAACCACATTAGCGAAGTTGTTACGTGCGCCAACGGCTCTTACTGCATCATGTGGAGTGAGGGTTACATTCTCGTCTCTATCTCCGATAGTAATAGTCATGTCATTGTTGCCCTCCATCAATTTCATAGGTAAACTTTTATAAGTGTGAAAGTGTGGGTGGACTAACACTGAATTTGAGGCACATATCGATATCACATCCAATTTAACTCCCTCAACGATTACATAACCAATAACACAGTTAGGTAGAATGTCAGCATGTGTTGGCCCTTTCTGTAAATCATCAACACAGATTTCTTCATCCCCAGTCGGTGATGCGCATTGGACTTGTTGGTTTATTTCAAAGTCAGACTCGGTGATGTGGTATTCTAGAGGTGCAGTGATGTGGTGAAGAGATACTTCCCCTTCCACATGCATTCCCCCTCTAACTATGGCATTCATCGCCACGTTAAGATTTCCATCGACTAATAATTGCTGTTCGGGTTCTGTTTTTAAGCTAAGATTAGCAGGTAAAGAACCAACATCATTCCCAGATGCATCTTCTAGACTTCGAGACACTTTATTAGGACGAATAGTGATAATATCCCCAGAAAAATCCAATCGCTCTGCACCTAACATTATCTCTCCACGGGAATTGAACAACATCGCCTCGGCAGTCATAGTGACAACAGGTGCATATAGATTCATAGGTCCGGTTGTTTTAAAATCGATCCCTCCCGATCCTGCGGTTATACGATAGTTATTATTTGCATTGATCTCATATGCACCACCTGGAAATCTCTCAACATCGACTATCTCGACCAGAGGACTTTCTCGATATTGAGTATAAACTGAACCGCCGAAAGGGTCGATTTTAATGCCATATGGGACCAATTTACCTTTAGGATCGCGGCGGAATGATTCTAGATCGTTAAATGCCAAACCGACATTCATAACCATATCTTTCGATACATTACTAATCTGAGTTCCACCTGACGGGTTTTTTGTTTGGCCTAATTTCTTTTCGATAGAATAGAGATCATCTTGGAGCTTCTCTCTTTTATCTTTAATCATATCCTTAGCACCTTCTTTTGTCCATTTACCATCTTGGGATGAAGGGCTTAATCCAGTCCCCCAGCATGTAAAACAATTGATACCACCACCCACAGGAATTTCATGATATTCGTCGATTGTCGGATTGAATATGAAAACAGAACGGAAACATGATGCTTTGATAGCTCTTGCGATAACTTCCGATGGCGTCTTAGATGTTAGGAATTTACCTATAACTGCATCGGTCGGACATGGGGCTAGGCTTCCAGATTTTACCTGAAGAGGGGATTGATCGATACTGTTGTGACCTTTAGTTCTTTGAATTTCAAACAATCTATGGTCGTTATGCAGTTCTTTAATCTTTCCTTTATATTCTTCGACTATCGGTTGGTGTTTTGCAGGATCGCCTGTTGTCGAAATCACATCACCTGAATAGATATTCTCGACGCCACCCATGAAATTATTAACCACCGGACCTCTGTAATTATTATGGGTAGTCCCAAGGTTGGTCAAGCGAGAATTGCGGGTGACGAGTTCTTCCCTGCCATATTTATCTAATCGTGTATATGACCCGTTTTTATGACCCAATGTTAGGGACTCTTCCCCTTGGGTGTTGATGAATTCGAGAACTCCTGCGGGTTGATTAATATATGCAGCATCGGATATTAATTCATCGGCATTTCGCGGATCGTTTTGGGCTTTTCCAGGGTAGGTCATATATTATAGTATTTAATTAAGACAAGACGTAGACATCGGACTGCATATCATTATTATTTTGATACGGGACAGGTTTATCTTCGGACGCTTGCGGTTGGGGCATTGGGAATCTGGATTTGAGAGCATCGGGGAACATGAAATTAGAATTTTGTGGGGTAGATCGTAACGGAGGGACATTGACAGGTAATAATCCTGATTTGATATTTTTTTTAGGCGGTTCATAGTCCACGTTTCCTGCGGCCCATTGTTCGATATAGTCTCCGTTTTCATCAAATGGGTATTCTTTACGACTCATGTTAGTCGGTGGCGCAGGGGAACTAACTCCTGCTATCGGAGGTGTTTCAGGAAGAGGAGCAACAAGGTCTGAAGGTTGAGTCGGCGTAGTTTCAGGGACACCATACATAGATTTGTAATCAGATTGGGGGACGAATGTATCCATAACGATTGGCATGTTAGGATTACCATCTTCAAAACGAACATGGACATGAGCACCAGGAGCAGGAATTGACACCATACCTTTGAAGCTATTTGAATGATCTGGTGGACGATAAGGGCCACCCATATCGGCTTTACTTAATTGGTTTGATCCCGATTCATCGCAATTTTCAGGAGAATCCTGAGCACCAAAATTCCTGTTCTCCCTCGACATAGGATTATTACCACCAATCATAGCTTCCCGTCTTTGTTCAGAAGGTAAAAGTTGAGTGTTGACTCTGTTATATGCAGCGGCCCCACCGCCCCCAGCAGATAGATTACATAAAACATCTGCAATTCGAGGTAATATGGTTCTAAACATGTTCTCATTATCGTCAAGTTTTGCAACATTAAAAGGTTTCAGTGCTGCTATTTTGGAGATATCAGTTCTATTATTATTTTTATAGATATTGATAGATTGGACTCGTCCTTTAGGGATAATAACCTCGATATTATTCGAAGTGTATACGGGCATTTTATCAGTAGATTTATCTGCATCGATGGTGAATTCTAGATTCACAGGAATACCATTGATTAATAGTTCTACAGGCAGATTCTCAAGATCAATATTACGGATAGGGATTAGAGGAGTATCGATAAAAAGAATTGGAGGTTCATATGATAATTGCGGTATGGTTCTACCAAGAACACGCTCATCTAAACAGTTATCGTTAAATACCGTCTTAGAAATATCTATGATCTTACCGTCGATGTATATATCAGGATTAACCACCGATATTTCAATTCGGTCTACCGCATCGTTGATGTTATTCGCTATATTTCGAATGCTTTTCTGAGTCCGAGTTAAGGGTTTGTTAAGTTCTGGATCATGAAAATTATTCGCAGGTTGGCTAGGGTATGATTGAGGAACGCTTCTCTTTGCATCACCACCCGCACCCGCTGGAATTGATTTCCAAACAGAAGGGATAGTTGGTGAGGCTCCACACTCTAAAGGGAATGACGGATTACCATAATCGATACCCGTTAGGTCGATGACACTTCGTGCTATTTTCGCGAAAGGATCGAGGAATAAAGGGCGAGGAGATGCGGCTTTCTGCCTATCGGATTCAAAGAATTGAGGCGATTTATTTCCGAGTTGACCTATTAAATTTGAATCATTACCAATATATGATGTGTCCGACGCATTATCGTAAAAACCCGAGGTAGACATGCCAAATACAGGCATACTAACTCTAGCCCATGGTAACAGCGTCTTAACTCTCTGCATGATATCAGGAGTCAGTGCGGATGCGGCATTTGCACCTAACCCTTTCATCTTCTGATTTACGTTTTTATTTAAATTCCAATCCTTCAATAATGTTGCATTAGCTTCGGGGACATAGACTTTGACCCGACCCGCATTTGTGGGGTCGTTATTTTGTATTACTATACCTTTATATATTCCATCGTATCTCATTATCGTTTTTCGTTGACATGTTCATCCTTTGCGGTTAGTTTCTCATCATTGGTAGGATCAGATATACTATCACTAGTTGGTCCCATATGTGCCAATCTGCCGCGCTTATCAGTTATGAAAGTTATAGGTTCACCGTTCGGACCTCTATTCAATGTGATATTAAAAGTTTCGGTTTCATATTTAGATACTTGTCTAACAGGGAAAAATTTATTAACCAATCGCAGTGCATCCCCAGCTTTTTGCATAACAATAGCCGCTGATCCTGCGATGGCATCAATACGTCTTTTAGCACCGAAAACATCCATACAGAAATTGTGTCCATGTGCAACAGGTTGTGCGGTCAACTCCGCTTGTCCTGTTTTTATCGTATTTTGTATATCCTTAACTCTAGCTAGTTTATTACTCGCTACGATTTTTAACTCTTCGGCTTTATCAAAGTTCCCAAGATTAAACTCGTTATTGGCATTTTCTAAATCTTTTCCACTAGATTCAATTAATAAATCTGACTCTTTTTGTAATTTTGCAACACTTTTACCGTAATTAGGTTGCAGTAAAGCCATGTTGTTTTCAGGGCGCATACTTCTTAGAAATAACGAATTGAGTAGATTTGAGGCATTATCCATTTGGAAGAAAATGGAAGGCATCATTTTCAATAGAGTATTTTTATCCATTCTAGTGTCGGTATTTAAGCAATTGACCCCATTCATTTTAGGCCAATCCATGGGACTAATTTCGGATGCTCTCATTGCGATCTGAGCAAATCTTCCGACTTCTTCGCTTATCTGTTGAAAATAGGGGAAACATCCCTCGTGCATCTGGAGATACATGTTAATGGCAGGATGAATGTTATGAACGAATCCGACGAACTCTCTAAGTAGTGGGGTCGGCATAATTGCCGCAAATTCTGTATTCTGTCTTCCACATAAACTAGCAGGTAATTGGTTTGCCAATGATAAAACACTTTGTGTTGCACCACCAACAGTATTCGCGATGTCGGTCAGAACGGGGGAATTCGTTGCCGATGCAAGAAAGGATGCTAATGCGAATAGTTCTTGACTACCTCCAGTCCATGCACCGTGGAATTCGGCAATCATTTGAATTGCGCGGTCAATAGGGTTATCGCTGGATTCTAATGCACCATAAATCTCATCAAACATTGTCCCTTTCTTACGTCTACCAGAAGCGGACGATAGTAGAGACTGATTAAATTTTTCATTGACTATTTGAGACATTGTATAGTTATTTATTATCTATATACCGTGACGGTGGTTGTTGTTGTAGGTCCATGCGGTAATCCTAGAGCGGTCGATGCCTCAGGGGTTAAATCTATCAATTTATTTAAACTTCTCGTGTCTTTAAACATCCCGTTCTCGTCATATATAGCTTGAATGGTGTTACCGGACGAAGATTGGACTCTAACTATCGAATTCGAGTAATCCCACGATCCATTTGTTTTAACAGGAAGCCTAACCCCCAATTCTTTCGCCATGTTGGGTGCCAATGCTACCGTAGGATATACTCCATACCAAGGTTGTTGACCACGTAACATACCTAAAGAGTTGTATCCATTGTCATCATCATTCGTATAACCGTAGCTCGACGCTAACCCACGATACCCACCATCTACTGTCCTATCATATCTCTGAGATTCTAATCCGGTGTTCGCTTCATCGGATAGTGGCGGTAATATGGGATTTGGCCCCAATTCTCCAGAGTCACCACTATCCGTGGGTAGGTTAGGTTGTTCTTCCGTATTATTTCCGTCTTCAGGTTTAACAGGTTTCGAGTTTGAACTTTTCTGTGCCACGGGAGCAAATGATCCAGACTCGACACTCCCTTTTAATAGAATCAGATCATCACCAATAAAAGGAGTCGCTTCTTTATATACATGGGTTTTAACGCCGACCATTTGAGTGTAGTATGACCGTTCGGTGTTCGAGAAATGATGAATAACTTCTGTGACGAAATATTGTCCTTCTAATTTATCGTCAAATTCTTTATCGTTAAGAGTCAGTTTAGATAATCCAAAAAATCTCCCCGATTGTCTGAACGTCAATCCTTTAGTGCTGAAAGATATGCCCAAATTCGAGAATAGAAAATAATTAATCATCTTATTTCTACCTACTGCTAATCGCCCGATATTATTAGGTAACATAGAGAAATCTACTTGGGTGTTGAAACCTTTCTCGATATATGGTGTGAGTGGTAATCTATCAACGGTGGTTTGGGTTAAAATTGAAGGTGCTACCGATTCTTTGTAGAATTTTTTCCATTCTTCGGCTTTATGTTCCCCCGCTTCAATGTTGAATTGCCCAGCCGAATGATTATAAGATGCAATTCTTCTATTCGGTAGATTTTTTGCATAATCGCCCCCCGCCAAATCAACTATTTGATATTGCTTAATTGTTGTGAAATCTTCGGCCTTTATTTCTTTCACGGCACCTTTTTCTAATGGGGCTTTACGAATATTGGGCATTTTATCGTCGTTGCTAAAAGTATTTTCTTGTATGAAATAATGTTCCAACTGATATTCACCTGGAGCAGAGACACTTTTTCCTGCCTTTTCGAAGTATGTTTTAAATGGTAGTAGTGAAAACTGTTTAGGTTCACCTTTATTTGCTGCGCGTTCTAACTTCAGAAGACATGGCTGCGAATTGAAACTTTCATCAGCAGTATGGATACTATATAGATAATCAAGATCGTCGATAAACTTAGAGTTTACGGGTGATGTATAGAAAAGTAAATTATCCGAATGGCCGCTATTCCAAAACTCAGGGTTTGTAGTCAGTTGGGCATGTTTACGGAATTCTTCATGTTGATTTAACAGCGATGCTAATGACCCACCTGTGGTTTGACTTCTATCTAAATCACTCGCTTGGTCTTGATTTGGTTTGTTCGCATTCTCCCCCGTGTTCGCCGTCGAAAATTCAGTATCTCTTTCAAGCATCATCTGATAAGTCTTTTCCCAAAAGTACAAGACCTTTTTCTTATCGGTAGGGTTTCCATGTGCCATATCTTTAACATCGTATATGATAGTTTCCAATTCGATCAACCATTTACTATCGGAGAGGTCGATGGATGCATTCCCTAATGATGCCAATTCTTTATTTTTAGGCTTTATCGATATGTATAATGTATCACGACCATCGTTTCTAAATTTATACACTATACTCTCCTTTGTCGTGTTTGTCAGTAAAAGGGATTCGGGTGAATCTCTTTCCAATGAATCATAAGGGGTGTTGATTATAATACTCCCTTTAATGAAGTAGTTGAAAATATTATCTTCCAATACGAGATCATCCCATGCGGTATTAGTCAAAACAACATCATTGACGCCGTTATATAATCGTATGGTTACATCATAATCTTGGGCATTAAAAGAATATTCTGTATCACTCATTAGAAGAATTATTTATTTGAGAAAGAATTTCAGTTACGGCTTCTTTCTTCAATATTTTGATACGATCACCGATTTTTACATCGGTAAACGGGTTATTAACATTGTTTGCGACTAGAATCACCCACCATAGTCTTGTTGTTCCGTAGAATCTAAAAGATAAATCGTACCAGTTCTCCTCGTTGTAAAACATTTCATCGTATAGTGAAGGGTCAATAACCCCCGAAATATCCAAATTATCAATAAGATTGAAATACATCATCTCATCACTATCTTGATAGATAGTGAATATATTTGCATAATCATAAGGATTGAGTTTTATATCCATAAGTTTTAATTTTCAAATGTGTTATTGATACGTGTCACTTGCTGTGGTGTGGCATTTCCTGCAAACACCGACACAAAATCTGTCGCCAATGATAATAGATCACCCGCATTAGAAATAGCCTCGACTGATCTGCCAGCATTCAATGCTTCAAGTATATTTCTAGTAGGCATCAGTAATGAGTTGAGAGTGATGTTAATCCCGTATGCTTCGGGAATAGTTCTTGCTCTTCCTCCTAAATCCATAATTCGAGTATTTCCCATATTAGTAATATCTAACGATGAGATATAACATGCGGGCATATTAATAACGTCTGCTATGTATAGTTCATAAATAACTGGCGGATCAACTATTGCGAAATTTCTTCGACTTGGAGTATTGTTATGTCTCAAAGTGTTGACCAATTCTCTATTTTTAATAACATCGTTAGCCGAACCCGTGTTGAAGAGATGGAATTGTATATTGATGGATTCTTCGGCAGTGTTATCCCAATTTTTAGGCGATTCGAATGAAATTTTACCTGGAAGGACTGTGTTTATCGAGGCTATTGCAGTATCTATCGTAGTGGAAATACCCGTGGCTTTTCTTGCTAAGCTGGCGATACCTCCCCCGTGCGAGTCGAAACCAAGTATGGTATGCCCCAAAGAAAGTAACGAACTGAACGGGTTCTGCCCATCTTCATACCCGAACCCGTTTGTCCGTTTCGTATGTTGAGTGGAGAAAAATGGTAAACTGTATTCCCAACCTGTAGGCTCGGCGATGTATTTATATTTATATACCTCTGATGCATCAGATGCGCCTAGAAGGGTATTCGCCACACCTTCGTTAATACCTTTGTTTAATACCCGTCCGTAATAGATTATAGACGCGATCAATTGCCCACCATTCTGTTGATATTCTTTTAGATATGCTCGGGGTGCATCCCTACGACTTTCTTTTGGTGATAATGTCCATGGATAATCATTAACCACATCGACTATTCCTAGTCCATTTGGTTTTATTAATCTATACATGTTCGAATCGTCCATATATTTTATTTATCTTACGTTTTTCGCTTGACATGATAGATGTTATAGCGTAACATACATCTTATGGAACTTCTATTAATTCTCGGGGGTCTATTCCTTGCATATTGGTTCGTCCACATTGTAGGTGGATGGCTGACATAATTATCGTCCGATTATCATATTCGCACGATTTCTAAAATCGCGAACAGGATCGGCATTACTATATGTCGGTGTTTGATTTGATTGGTTAGATGAACCTGCGGTGGCTATGATTGTTTTAGAAATCTGACCACCCGATTGAACGATTGCATTGACTGTATCTACCGATAGTGCAACTAATGCGGTTAATTTTTCGTCAAAATTAGCATTCATCTGTTTCAAGAATAGATCGAATGGGCCACCATCTTTAGCAAAGAGATGATGATCTTTTGCATCAGGTTTGATAACTGTTATACCTCGTCCGTCTGTTTTTCCATCATTAATAGGGACAATATTGATCTTACTCGGTTGCGCCATGACAGATGCGCGATACTCATCGAGTTTTCTTTTACGATATTCTTTAGGGTTATCCCTTTTCAGTTTATCCATATCACTTAACTCTTCTTCCGATTTACCGAAAATCCATTCCATTGCCGATTTAACTTGTCCGAAAAGCCAACCTATTTTTTCGGTCACAATATCCACGATACCGCCGATAAATCCTCCGATCTTATCAATCCATATATCCGAATTGAACCAATTAGATATTGAACCGTTAACATTAGGGTCGTTAGCAACATCCCCATTCATTAAGAAGTCGATAAAACTTACTGCATTAGCAAGTTGGGTGATCGGGTTGAATGCAAAAATACCCTTCAATACCGCCTTCATACCTTCCCCTGGATCAGTCGATAACATTGTTAAACCTTTAACAATTTTCATCATGGGGCCAATCACGGGAATCTGATACAATCTTTCCACTCCAAATTTACCTATAAACCATTCCGTGGCGCGTTCCATAAGTCCCACAACAATTTCACCTTTTCCTATATTTTTATTTTCTGGCTGTGATTGTTTATAATCTAAAAAGGTGTTTAAGACATCTATACCTATGCCTATGGCAGTCCCTATGCCAGGGACAAAATATGCAATACCAGCGGCTACTTCTAACAATCCACCAAAATAATCTCCACTACGAAAACGATCCACGGCAAAAGCAAAAGATAATAAACTTCCTACACCAGGAATCCATTTAAAGACTTTTGCTAATTGGGTAAAATGTTTTGCTGCGCCTTTAGCGATAAATTTTATTACGGCTGTCGTTTTACCGAAAAACTTAGGTATAGCTTTTAATGCACCCGCCGATACTATTTTAGCTAGTCCCTCATTCTCCTCTTTAATCTTCAAAATTACTTTATCATAAAATTCATGCGCTATAAACATTAATCCTCTTCCGACAGATGCAAGCGCATTCCCCACCATTGACATTAAATCGCCTATTCCACCAAGAATATCTTCAAGCTTTTTGTTTAAATAACCTTTAGTTTCCTTGTTGGTTAGTTTTTCGCTTATCCATGTGAATATCCCAGTAATTGTTTCTTTAATAAACCCTTTAATCTTTTTGCCTAAAGGTGTTTCGTTTAACAACTTTATAATATATGCACCAGTTAATATCAATGCCCCCCATTTGAGGATTGATCCTAGAAGACTTCCTTTATTTTCGCCTGAGTCTTCTTGATCAAATATATTAGTCGTCTTCTCCTTCTTTGGTTTTTGATCTGTTTTTTCTTTCCATGTCGCTAATAAAGATTTGAAGAATCCCTCTTTTTCATCTTTTGGCGGAAGGATATCTTCTTTTTTGGTGAATAGACCTGATAGAGTAGCTAAAGCTGCGGCTGAAATTCCTGTTATAACCATCGGCGATTCGGTTTCACTAATCATTTTACGCATATCCACCATGAAATTCGTCAAATTTAACGGTTGATTGGTTCCGCCAATCGTCGATGCTATAGGAGGAGGGATCGCGTTAGTGGGTTTTAACGATTTAACATATTTCGAAAGATCATTAAATGTATCAACTGATTTTGAAAGACTATCTTTAAATTTACCCAAAGGTTTTTCCAACTTTGATGACATGGCAGCGAGCTTTTTTGCAAAAGTTTTGCTTGCATCTGCTAATTTAACTAAAGGTCCAGTTTCTCCGTTCAACGGGGCATCCTTATTCTCGAATATTTTTCTAAATTTAGCTTGTAGATATTTTGATCCACCGCCGTTATTCTTCATATATTCGTCGAATGCGAGTAGTAGTTGATTTGCAGTGATATCCATTTTTTATATTTATCCGATAAATAAGTACATGGACAATTTAGCCTTAATATATGAATCGAATACAATCGTCAATCCGCAAACTTTTAGAGAGAATTTAGTCAATGATATCCTCTATTACCACGAAAATAACAAGATTGAAAAACGTGATGCTCTTTTAACTCATATAACCGAGGCAGAAACCGAGTATTTGGTTGAACAGGGTTTAGTTAATGAAATTTTCGGAGGAGCACCAGCGCAACGTTCAATAGGAGGAGCCATTAAAGATAAAGTGGCGGGGGCTTTTAAAGGGGAAGAGTCTGGGACTAGAAATAAATTAACGGAGATTTATCAAAAAGTGTGGGCCGAATATATGAACTATGTTAGACATATCTCCACTTATGCGAAGCAGCAACGAGGATTAGGTGGAAATGCGCCAACCGCGCCTGAATCTGCCGATACCTTAGTTGATTTCCTTATGAAAGTTCTGAAGATTGATCCGAAGATTATCAATGCAGCATTTACAAGTGCAAACCAAGCTCAAGATGCGCCATCTTTGGCAAAGAAAGATGTGGGTGCTATCATCTATAAAACATTACAACTTCGTTATCAAGGCAACGGCGCACCTGCCGCATACCAATCGAAGTTTCAGTTACCATCATCACTGTAAGAAGAAACCTGCATCAAGTTCAATTTCGGATTCATATGTCGTTCCTTCATGGGTCGTGCTAACGCTTAATACCTTCTGGAGATTTTTACCGAAATTGCCATCGATCTTCGCAATAGCTTCCGAAAGAAATGATGAAGGTAGTTTATCTGCCAGTTTAAGGCGTTCGTCTACTGATAAAGTGGTAAGATCAATGTTCGCTTCTCCTATAGTTAGAGAGGTCAAAAACATCACCAGACTGTTCATGAATATAGGTGCGACCAAGGATTTCATCTGATTCACATCCCTTTGATCGATCTTACTCATCTGCGTTTGGTATAGAAAATTATCGAATAGATACTCATCTTCGATGGAAGTGTAATTGATGGTTCCAGTGATACCGTCTTTATCGATAGTAACAGGTTCTTGTTTCAGTCCTTTTTTGAATTTCTTGAGATGTTTATCGATGTTGATTTTTTTACTGATTTTCAGTTCAGTAAATTCCACACTAATATCTGGAGAAATGTTTTGCGCTCTAAGTTGTAAAAGTATGATTGGTTTATCATATACCGAAACTGTTTTAAGATCAACATCCAAGATATCACGTAAAATACCATAGACTATTATGTTAAATTGGTTGGATGCAAATGGCCCTTCCACTGTCGTTTTAATTAGTTTTTTAGTATGCTGGGCATTTAACGGACGGACAGGAATCTCAGTATCGAGAGACGGGATGTAGATCGTTTTTTCTAGTTTCTTATTGGCATTATCTAATGCGGCTAAAATATCATTGAAGTTTTCCATATAGTTTTTATTTAATGTTGATTTTGGTTGAATCAATCATAAGTCTGAGGGTGTTCTTGCCATGTGCGCGACTTCTGCATTATAATCCCCAAACAAATCCGCCCCCTCCGATAAACCATTTGAAGGAGGTTCTGTGGATTGTGATTGATGGGACATTTCAACGAATTGGGTAAGAACCTTTATCTCTGAATATGAGAGTTTGTTTAGGAATGAACCATCTAAGTGTGAATGAGACGAAACACTGAAATAATCGCGCAAAAATACATCTAAAGAACTATCCCGAAATATCAACTTCGTCATTTCGTTGATATTATCGGATTGTAATTTCAATTCGAATTCCTCCGAACACTTTCCACAGTGAAATTTAAAAAATATCACTTTATCAAAAATATTATGAATATTAGTGATATAATCCGTTTTGATTTTCTCCATCACTTTATATGGAATTCTAGAGAGCAATGCATTCTGCTGGTCGATATTTAACTCATCTAAAATGTGTTCTTTATCACCGATGATAATGCTTGATATGAAAGATATCATATAGCTGTGGAGTCTGTAATCGGTCGATCTGGTATCGATATTCAAGTCAGCATTAAGGAGAAGATTACTATATTCTTTTTTAATAGAAGGGACATCACAGATGATACTGACCGGATAGTCTTCTATCGATATTTCTGAACGAAAAGACTTATCGATCTTATCGCTTAAAAAGATCAACATATTCTCTAAATCTAAAAATAGTTTGGTATCTGATGAACATTTGGAACATTTCCGCTGAAGCTGTAAATCTTTACCCACTGCATGTATTTTTAAATAGGTAGAGATGATGAATCTATCTATGATAGTAAAATGATCCACATCGAAGTCGGCAATAAGGTTGTCCTTTATGATTATGTTTAAATTGTATAGAAAATTTAGATTGCTCTCATCCGTCAGATTTTTCAACAAAACTCTATATTGCTCATTCGACATTTCATAAAAATGAAGATGTTTTTGGAGGGATGGTATCCATATAAGCAAGGTGTTCCGCATGTATGTAATTACTCGTATTGACGGTATATTACCAGTTATGGTATTCTAAATGGTTCTGGTAATGGCTGTTGTGGTGGAGGGTTAGACATCCCAGGTTGGAGTAGTGGCGGTCTATTTATTTGAGGTGCGGGTGTGAAAAAATTAAACTGTGGAGTAGGAATCTGACTCTCAAATGTATTAACAATTCTACCGTTTTGAATCGTAGAAGTAGCAGGTAAGTTCCCGAAAGTCGAGACATTAGGGCTTGTTGGACTAGGTGTTGGTGGACCTTGAATAGGGTTAAATGCTCTATTATTGAAAGGGGATGAGGCCGAACTTACGCCACCACTACCGCTATTTCCCGTAAATTGATCAAATCCGTTATCTTCGATGTAATAAGAGTTAAACACGAATGAAGTCTGTCTTTTCCCATAATCGGATGATGCCGATTGTGTTTTATCCTCGCCATATATAACAACTGGCACTGCATCTTTAAACACCCAATGTTTGCGGATGGTGTTTGGGGTACATGTTCCAGTTTTTGCTAATTCATATAGGTGAATAGTGCTTTTAATACTGGTGTTTCGAGGTTGTGCTATTAAACCTTTATGCATTGCTAATATACTCCACGGGCGTAAGACTCCCTCGACGAAAGACCTATTCGTTTCAAGAAATGATAAAGTTAAATCTGTAAAATCTTGACGCCCTGCCATGATTGGAGCATTAATAAATCCCCTACGGCTACCCTCGGCAACACCTACACGTTCGACGGATGCTGTTTCACCTGGGAGAGTCGCACCTTGAGCAAAAATACAACCAACAATGTTCTGTGTTGCATCCGTCCATGTTTCATCAGCCGTTGAACCCATATTCCATCCTGTAGGCTCAAATGCGGGGACAGTCTGTTTTAATTCATTGACGAGAAACTCTTTATTATCTGCCTCGATGACTAATACCCATTGAAATCCGAGAGCAATGTTATATGCCCAGTTACACATCATATGGTGGAAGTGTGAGACATTATTATGGGTTATATCTACACCCTGAATAGGACATATGATATCTTCATAATATCTGGGGGTAATTATACCACAATTAGTGTAAAGGCCGATCACTTAATTATTTATCTTTCATAAATCTCATCTTAGTGCCATCTTTGAAATAGTTTTTATTGACCTTTTTGCCGACTCGTGAAACTCCATTAGCGAGATTGTATTTAACTTCCATGTCTCCCTGCTTTGAGTGGACTGTTGCACCTGGTTGCTTAGGATTTACCCCGTCTATTCTTATATGTCCACCATTCCCTCTTGCAACGGCGATTTCATGGGGTGTTTTCTGCGACTTGTTTTGTCCCCTAGGACCGTCCATATCCCAGATATTACCGATGTATTGCTGTTGCCCTAATTTGGTTCTTTGTGAAGGAGTTTTAGATGTCATTGTTTGAACCTTTCGAGGTTGAGCCTTCGGATACATGCTGGCATCCCAATATCTAGACTTTTGTTCGCGTCTTTTGCTTTTTGCCGTGAAAAGCTCACGAATTATCGATTCACAAAAAGTATCAAAATCTGGTGTCATATTTATTATTTATCATTTGTATTGATATACAGGATTTTGGTGGTATATTCTTATGAAAGAATAATGGAACTACCTCAAGCATACACCATATCTAAATTTTACTCCATCTCAGAGGGTGCGAGGCAATATTCTTCATATATAAATGGCGGATGTCCGATTTGCCATGAAGGATCGAATTGGGGCCGAAAAAGAAGACTGTATTATTACTTGTCAGATGACTTCCTATACTGCTATCATTGTAGTCGGTCATGGAACCCCTATTGGTGGGTTAAAGAGGCTACAGGAATGTCCTATCGCGAAATACAAGAGGATATGCAAGATTATGATGATGGGGGCGGATTCGTTCTACATCATGAAAAGACTGAGAAGGTAGAGTGGGTATTACCAGAACTGCCAGGGGAATGTGTTAATCTTAAGAGTCAGGTTCAACTCGACTACTATAAAGGTAATAGGATAGTTCAATTGGCTAAACAAGTATGTGAACAGCGAAGATTGTTCACAGCATTAAATTCCCCCAAAGCATTGTATGTCTGTATAAATGACAAATACCATAAGAATCGTTTAATAATTCCGTTCTATAAAAACAATAAAATTGAGTCCTATACATCGAGAAAACTGCTCGACTCAGACACTAAGGCGAAATATGTTCTAAAATTCAATTCTAAAAAACCGCTATTTGGTATAGACAATTTGACTGATGATCTGCCGAACATCTTTATATTTGAAGGACAGATCGATTCATTCTTCCTTAAGAATGCAGTCGCAGTATCGGGGTTAGAATTAACTACAGAGCAAGAAGATGAACTTAGAAGTTATCCGTTCCATCAGAAAATATGGGTTATGGATAACCTGAAATTTGAAAACGATGAGGTTAAACGTAAAGCATCCGAAAAACTCAAAAACGGAGAGTCTTTATTTTTTTACGAGAATGATTTCGCACCATTCAAAGACCTAAATGATTATTGTGTAGAAAAAAAGCTGGATACTATTGATCCAGCTTTAATTTTGAATAATGTATATTCGGGTGGCAAAGGATTACTTAAGATTTAACCTCTTATCATACGGTGTTTACGTGAGCGTTTATGACGGACGCTTTCCGAATAACTCATACCGAGATTGGCACCACCACTACCTGCACTTTGAGGATTACCCCTCATCATATTGTCATTTTGGGGTGCTCCAGAGCCACCGCCTTGAAAAGAACCTAGATTTTCTTGCGCTTCTTCTGCATCAATTTCCTCAACATCCGAGACGAAATCATCGATCTGACCCTTTAGGGATGCCAATTGACCTTCGAGTTCTTGTACTGCTGATTGGAATTCATCAAGATTGCTATGTAATTCTTCAAATGCTGACATTTTAGTCGGCTCACTAGCAAGGAATGCCGCCATGATCGCATAAGGGTCTTGAGAAATTTGATCGATTTTACCATTTGAGTAGATGTTAATCTTATTGACGAATTTGAATACATTGCCGAGTTTTTCTCTAAGCTGACCCATAGGCATCTGTTTCACTGCTTCAGGCGAAAGAGTGCTGGCAAATTCGGACATTTTCGAATTGAAATGTTTTTGAACTGCTGTGAAAGTATCTTGAATACCTTGAGTTAAAAATTCATCGGAATCGGTCCCCTGATCGAGAAATCCTTCCATTGCATTAGGGTCTTCTGCGTGTGTGCGGGAATTACCACCGTTTGGGAGGTCTTGTTCAAGAAGAAGTTTTGTGAAAAATTGAGAATATTTCATATATTAATCTATTTATCCTAAAATAGTAAAAGTTAAAGTTTTACTTGATCTGAACCCCAAATGGTGGTATCATAATACATATGATGCAACAAACAGTATTTGTAATTCCAACTCCGAAGACACTTGATGAATATAAATCTTCTGAACCCTATCAAACCTTATCGGCGATACAGAATGAAGAGTTATTCAATGTGACTATCGATATTGTTGCAGAGAACACTAAAGGGATTTCGCAGATATATAACGAGAAGATGGCCCTTTATTCTGGATGGGATCATATCAATAATGTGGTATTCATGCACGATGATGTGGAAATTCATGATAAATTCATTCTGAAGAAGTTGAAAAAAGCACATGAAAAATATGATGTCGTTGGATTAGCGGGTTCTATCAGTCAGAACTACACGAAAATGTCTCATGGCCCTGCATGGCACTTATGTCTTAAACAACCTAACGATGGTCGAGGCTTTGTTTCACATGCTATTCCTGCCAGCACGAGAGGTTTCCCCACGCCATATATCAATTCTTCTTATTTTGGTCCCACACCGAGTGAAGTATGTTTCGTAGATGGATTGTTTATGAGTTTCAATATGAAGGTGTTCCGAGAGAACCCTATTAAATTCAAGGAAGAATATACATTCCACCACTATGACATGTCGGGATGTGCAGAACTTAAAAAGGCTAATCGGTCTATAGGTGTTTGGCCTATTTTCGTCGTCCATTACGGTTTAGGTGAATTTCAAAATGATCCTCTATGGCACAAATTAGCTGCAAAATTCGCAGAGGAATATAAGAATTACAATTTTTCAATATGATTGACCGATATTATAAATTAGATCATCCTGAGCAGAATATATGCGATATGAACACATGGTATCCCGAACATCCAAAATATTCATACGATGGTAATATTCTGATAGCGGATCAACCCGAGAAAATAGAGATAGTATATGAAATCCCTCATTTTTCGAGGGGTTCTGGGATACTTTTTTCTGATTTATTTTTGATGAAGATTGCATATCATATGTCCAATAGATGTCAAGAAAAAGGGTCACATATTATACGAGATGATATTATAGAGGTTAGAACAGTCCAGAACTTTGAGCCAGAATCTTTAATAATAATTCCCGAAACTAAAACGGTTGCAAAGGTAGTATGTTCCAAGATCAAATATAACAATACCTTCGCTTCTATTCTTAATATAAATTCCGACTACAGTAACTCAGATTTCTTGAAAAAGATAGAGGATGAGTTCTTTAACCTCGTAAGAACAACTAGAATTAGAGCGACAAAACTATGATTAGTAATTTTGATATAATAGACAATGTTCTATTCCGAAAGAAAGACCTCGAACTTTTAGTCGGGGACGATTGTTCACAGTGGGTGATCAATAAAGGTATATCTTTTCATTCAACAGTCCTTGCTCAATTCATAAACACGACTGCAAATATCTACGGGAAATATCTTGAACCACAGCAGTATATCGACTATATTAACACGATAATACCTAAGACACAGTATCGAAAAATCGAATGGTTGAAGAGTGAAAAGACTATTAAAATGCCTATTCCGAATATTGCACAGTTGGCAGAATACTATGAATGTAGTCAACGTGAAATTAAAGAACTTTTTACAGATTTCCCTGATATGGTAGAAGAGGAACAAGAAGAAAACTTGAAAAAATATAAAAGAAAATCTAAATAAACACAACTATGGACGCACAAGAGAGATTACTACAATCCGTTATCGATAAGAAGATATATTCTGAGAAAATCATAAATCACGATGTTGATTTGAATAAGTGGAATATACGTTCGCTTTATAAAGACACCCTATGGTTGAAACTGTTAGATGAACCTGATGCAGACCTTCTTAAGAAAGGTAGCTTGTTTGTTAAAGCCAGCCAGATTAAAGGGCCGTATAGATTGGCAGAAGTTATTATGGTCGGACCTGATTCAGTTAATGCAAAACCTGGAGATAGGGTTATTTTACCTCAAATGACGGGTCAACCTGGATATCGGTCATATGAAGGTTTTAAGACATGGTTTGTTAAAGAAGATGCTATTATGGCAGTCTTAGATTTTGAAGGAACTGATGAGGAAATGCAACAAGACATCGAAGAGCAACTTTTGTTGAATGTGTAATTATGAATGAGCGTGAATTCTGCTATTGGTTACAGGGTTTCTTTGAATTGAACGGTGAGGATGTGGTCGATTTATCATCTGAACAAGTGCAAATCGTTAAAGATCATTTAAACCTTGTCTTTAAAAAAGTCACACCTAATAATACGCGTACCTACTGCTCACCGCAGCATGATGTTTACTTTCCCCTCAATACCTCACATTCAGGAGTATCTTCTAATGCATTATGTTGAGTGGAATAGATAATTCAAAATCATTTAATTGTGATAATTGCGGCGAAAAAGCGGAGTATTCGGGTTATCATTTCGAAGGGGGATCGGGATATATCTGTTGGGATTGTTTAAAGACACATGATGGAGATTATACTCTTGTTCGCCCTATATCACCCCCTGATAGAAATTATAGTTCATGGAATGATCCAGATGTTTCAGAGTCTCAACAGAAAATAAGACTTAATAGATATATAGAGATTGTTACCCTATACGATACGCCGATAAAACATGGATAAAACATCACTATTCTTTATTAGGGTTATGGCAAAATTCCCTGAATTTATATATGATTTTTCCAAATTCACTTATAGTTCCTCTAAAACCAAATCGGAATTAATATGTCCCCAACATGGGTCTTTTAATATTACACCCGCGCATATTTTACGAGGGCAGGGGTGTAAGATATGTTCTAATCTTCGTAGAGAAGGTGGTTCAAAAAAAAGATACAGCAAACATGAATTTCTCGATCAATTAGGTCAAAAATTAGGAGAAATTCCATTTGATCTATCGGAATTTAAATACGTTAATTATGATAAGACTAGTATAGCTATCTGTAAAACACATGGCCGATTTCATACCTCTCCTGCGCGATTATTACGAGGTCATGGTTGTCCCCGATGTGCTGCGGAAAAAACATCATTACGCAAAACGATGAAACATGTTGATTTTGTCGAAAGAATAAAAGAGAAATTTCCAGATTTTAAATACGATTTATCGCAATTTTGTTATCGCGGATATGAAGAAAAATCCACATTGATATGTCCCGAGCATGGCGCATTTGAGATAATGGCGGGGTGTATCATTAGGGGAATCGGGTGCCGGAAGTGTAGAGATGAAAAGATGCGCGAAGACCGTTCATATTCTCAAGATGAATTTCTAAACGTCTTCACCGACAGACATCCTACATCTAAACTGAATTTAGATAAGTTCACATATAAAGCGAACACCAGTAAATCTACGGTGTTATGCGATAACGGGCATGAATTTTTATCTTCCGCTCAAAATTTGATCCAAGGGACTACCTGCCCACACTGTAGATTGACCCGAAATCATAAAGATTTATATGATTATATTACCGATGAACTATCGCTCGAATGTATAACCAATGACCGTTCGATTTTAAGTGGAAATTTAGAGTTAGATATAGTTATTCCGAGTAAAAAATTAGCAATAGAGATAAATGGTAATTTTTGGCACTCATTTTTAGCGGGGAAAAAAGATAAAAACTATCATTTAAATAAAACTCAAGGGTGTAAAGATAAAGATATACATCTCCTTCACTTTTTTGAAAGCGAACTGTTATATAACCTTGATATCTGTAAATCCATAGTTAGCGCAAAGGTTAATATGTTTAAAAATAAAATATATGCCCGAAAATGTTCTATACGAAATATTACCACCGAAGAGGAGCGAGTTTTTTTAAATGAAAACCATCTTCAGGGGTATATACCCTCACTGGTTAAATTGGGGATGTTTTTCGATAACCAAATGGTGTCGGTTATGACGTACGGCAAACCGCGATATAATAATAACTATGAATGGGAAATGCTTCGTTTCTGTTCAAAATTAAATACTTCTGTTATTGGGGCATCTAGTAAATTGCTATCTTATTTCAAATTAACATATACCCCACAATCGATAATTAGTTATGCCAACCGACGATTTAGTGCGGGACATCTGTATGATATTTTAAAATTTAAAAAGATAAGAGACACAGAGCCTTCATATTTTTATGTTAAACGAGATGATTATTATACGCTTCTTCACCGTACGTCATTCACAAAAAAAAGAGCACTAAAAATGTTTCCCGAGAACAGTAATCCGAACATGACGGAATGGGAAATTATGCAGAACAACAATTATGATAAAATATATGACTGCGGAACATCTGTATACGGTTTGGTTTTGTAAATACTAGAGTTGTGAATAATAGTTCTCTTCAATTTCTTTTGGGAAAAAACGTAGTTGAATTGTCATTTGTCCGACGACATAAACGGGAAGAATATGCAGATATTCGTGGACTATTCGGAACCACGAATTCGGAACTACTTAATAGTGATTTCGGATTCCAAGTGTTTCGTTTTCGACCCCCAAAAGGTGTTGGTATGGGGTATGACTATAAGTCCAAAAACTTGTGCGTAGTATGGGATATATTTAGACAATCCTACAGGGTGTTTGGGTCGGAACAAGTGCAGATACGTAAGCAGTGGGATGTATCCACACCAGAAGCAATAGAAGAGTTTAAACAATACTTCTATGATAATATCTACACTTACACCGAGCAGCAGAAATTGGACTTTATGGGATATGTAGGGCAGTTAAACATCGTGCAAAATCCTAAGATATCACCACAGACTAGGAACTCAACTAAATCATCAATAGTTAGTAAATTTACTCCATTTTTCAATAGAATGAAGAGCTTTTTTGGCAAATAAGATGTTGCAGACCAATATTTTTATTTCTAAATATAGAAAATGGAACATAATCATTCGGAACTGGAAAACATACTTCGCCGACACCTCCAAAAAGAAATCATCATATCGGTTGATGGTGTAGAAATTAAAAAAGGGAAATTTCTCCTATTCCAAAACAATATTTTGGCGAACAATTTCTATTACGATCTTACAATTGAAAAGACCAAAAAAATTGATATTTTCAAACTACCTTATCCCTTTAAGATCGAAGATTATTCCGATGAGGGTCTACTCTATCTCGATTATAGAATTAAGACTCTAGTGACCAACGACAAACATGTATCTCGTCTGGTCAACCTAAGTGAAAAATATGCAGATTCTTCTAAACCGTCGAAATTTGCTGATAAAATAATCGAAATTGAATTTATTTAATATGTGGTATTTCTCTATATTCTCCGGTGAATTATTTGAATCTGAAACCCCTCTTTCTGATCCCCATCAGATTCCTTTAACCAGAAAACCCCCGACTCATTGCCGTAAATGTTATGGTAGATTTTTTACCGATTATAACATCACTACGAAACAGTATACTATATGTCATAAGTGTTTAACTAAATGTTTGAATGCCGAATACATGATGCAGTATTTTAAAGAAAAAGATGCCCGAAAGAAAAATTAACGGAATCGTGTATAGAGATGGTAAACTCTTTCGATTTATAAATCTTTTCGATGAAAAGATTAGAGACATTTACGAAGAACAGTATAATACCCTAATATCAGGCAAACCTATAACCGAGACGAGTTTGGTTCTTGTGGAATTCGATTTAGTGGGGTCAAGATATAAGACTCATCCTATTGTAGTCGTGGACATGTTAGATAAGAACTCTAACCCTTTAACAGTTAAAAGATTGATTAAGGATGAGATTATTAATGCTGCATATAAAACTGCAACATCTTATCTTAGTAAACAATAATCAGGGCATATCCACTTCCTCCAAAGCCCCCAGAACCAGCGTTCATTGACGCTATGGCACCCGCCGAGAAGCCGCCTCCTCTAACACCGTAAGGCCAAGAAGTTTCATAATATTTAACTTAATAGGTGATGACAACAACTATTCCGCTTGCTCCTGGTCCTCCAGCACCAGAATCAAATGAAGGGAAGCCGCCTGACAATCCTGCTCCTCCCCCGCCTCCACCTGCTCCATACAAGCCACCAGACCCGCCTCTACCGTTAACCGAACCTCCACCTCCACCCCATCCAGAATAATTCATAGACGCTTGTATGCCATTAGAACCATTATTGGCTGCATTATTAACCCCAGAGTAAACTCCACCAGGTGCGGCTGATGTGATGTAAGGTTCTCCGTAGCCTTCGTCCCCAGATATACCACCATAGCCGCCGTTGTAGTAAACATCGGTTGATGATATTCCTCCACCACCACCCCCGCCAGTGGGGATGCCTTCAACAGGACTGGTTAGGGAATTGTCTCCTTGACTGGTGCTACGCCCAGTCCCGCCAGTGGCTCTTGTCCACTTACTAAGGGCAGAATAAAAAAACGACACGCTGCCAATTGTGCTTCCTCCTGTCCCAGTTGAAGACATCCCTCCATTCCCATAATCTCCTCCAAGTGCTACAACTCCTTTGAAGATTGAATTTCCGCCAGTAGTTCCGTTGTTTCCATTAGCTGATCCAGCAGAAAAAGGAACACTCGCACCGCCATCTCCCCCTGCTCCAACGGTAACTGGTATACTTGCGGCTAATCTGTTTGTTGACGTTCTAAATAAAACTATAGCCCCTGCTTCTCCACCGCCGCCACCTGATCGTGAAGTGCCATTTGCAGCAACTCTTCCGGACCCACCTCCCCCACCCCCACCGATTAACAAAACATCAACCAGCCTGTTCGACGATGGAGACGGATTTGTCCATGTCCCATTAGTTGTAAACACTTGAGTATCTGCTCCTCC